TAAACCGTACAACCTATCCCCGCGGGTTAGTGCGATGTGACTCAGCGTATTTCTACTACCAAGCCTGGGTACCACCCCTGGACAGTCAAGTTCGACCCTTCTGGTAAAGGCCTCTTCCTTGCACTATATACATCGGACCGCTAAATCCTTTGTAACTTATAGTATATAATATAACAAATCTTTGTGAAAAAAGCAATGGTTAGGTTAACCAAAATAGATACTTTGAATAGTCAATAAAAAAGGGCGACATAAAGCCGCCCTTTTCTGTGTTTCTATTAATTCTAAGAATTAACTGAATGTAACACCTGTTACTGATACACGTGACAAGTAGTCTGCCGCATTACCTAGAGATGATGCAGTGTTGTTTAACTCTACATAACCATATCTAGTCATGAAACTTACTACTGGTTCAAATGTAGTTGGATCTAACACAACACCTGAAGACATTAGCGGGATGTATGGGCAATAGAATGCCGCCGCATCTGATTCTGATGAGCCTTTGTATCCAACAAGTACATCTGTTGTATCTGAAGCATAAGCGTCTACGTAGATTTTCATCGCACCGTTAAGTGTACCAACTAATTTAGTGTTAGTTGGAGCATCAAAAGTACCTTCAGTTGTTCTTGCGAACGCTGAAGTTGTAGCAGACTGAAGTACAGTTAACGTATGCGGTGAAACCACTGCAAAGTTACCTGCGCCGCGTCTTGTACGCTGTGCAATCTTGTTAGCCGCTCTGTTAATCATAACAGCAAGAGCCGCGTGTTCGTCACCGACGAATGTTGCAGTTCCTGATACAGCAGTTTGATCATACTGTACGTCTGATTCAGCCGCACCAGCCAAGTTACGTAATGAAGCAAGAACTTCTTGATCGATTTCAGCAGTAATTTCTTGTGCTAAAGCCGCCATAATTTCTGCTTCCACGTCAATGCCTTGCTGTGCTTGTGCGTCTTGTGCAGACTCAAAAGTCCAACGTGCTGACAATTTACGTGTTTTCGCTTCAACTGTTTGCTTTAAGATTTGAATTGACATACGCTTACCTGCAGTACCTTCAAGTGCCGCTGTTGCGTCTGCCTTATCAGTTGTAGCATTACCTGAATATCCAAGTGCTAACTTGAATGGTGATAATGCTTCCTCACCTGCTGTGGCGTCATCAAATGTATCTGAATAACGTACACGTAAAGTGTGGATTTGCCCTACTGGGCCAGTCATTGGTTGAACACCTACGATTTCGTTTGCGATAACCGTTGGCATAACCCTTCTAATTACTGGTAGGATAACTCTGTTTAAAGTAGCAACATTCCCGGCTGAAGTGGCACCTGCTGTTGCTGACTCTGAAAGATACTTTTTAGTATTTTCAAGAGTAGCATTCATTACAGATTTTTTAGTGCCTTGTAGGCCTTCAAGTAATGCGCTCTTAGTTTCCTGCCATCTACTTTCTAATAGTTCTGACATTTTTTTCTCCTTTAATTTAATCCTGCAAGACGTCTAATGTCTACAACATTGTCTGAAGTTGCAGAATTGCTTGCGCTACTAACGTTAGTTTCTTTATTGCCTGTTACTTCTTTTGCCTCTGTGAGCGTTGCCTTACGCTTCGCTGGAGTGTTACCGTCAATAACTGATGGTAGATACTTGTCAAACTGCTTTTGAATATTTTCAGTTCTAACAGACTCCAGTAAGTCTAACATTATTTCTTTCTGATCGTTGCTCAACGGAGCAGTTAATTCAGAAATAATTTCTTTTCTTTTTGCAGAATCTTGTGCTGATTTAATTTCAGCATCTTTTGATTCGACTAATTTAGCCTTTTCACTAACAGTTGCTTTCGCTTCTGCTAACTGTTTATCTTTCAACTCAACTACTTTCATCAATTTAGCAGTTTCTGATTTCTCATTCAAATATGAATGTGAATACTCGTCTGCGAATGTTTCAAATAGTTTACGTCCAAAGTCATTTCTACGTGCCGCATCAATATCTTCCTTAAGTGAAGTAATCTCTTTCGAAAGTGTTTTTGCAACAGTGTTTTCAACAACTTTAGCGCCTTTCTTAATGAAAGACTCTTTAACAGTTTGTAAGTGCTTTTTAGCCTCACGAATTAATCGAACTTTTGTTTCTGCAAGGTCTTTTTTATCTTCATGGAACTCTGCAATTTCTTTTGCTAAAGCCTCTACAACGAATTCTTCTAGTTTGCCAAATTTCTCTGACATAACTTTTTGATCTTCGTGTAGTTCCGAGACTTCTTTACCAAGTTGAGAAACTACAAAGTTTTTAAGTAAGTCTGCGTTTTCACGCATTGCTACATGGTACTTTGCTCTTGCTTCAGCAAGTTGTTTCCTATCGTCTGCAAATTCCGTAATCTCTTCGGCCAGTTTATCATCAAGCATTTTTTCAACTGCTTCAATCATAACTGATTTGTCATGCTCATACTTTTGAGCAAACTCTTCTCGAAGTTCGGATGTTACTTGCATACGGTTTTCTTGAATCTTGGTATCCCAAGCCTCTTGGATGTCGGCTTTAACTTCTTCTGAATAGCGTTATTCTCAAAAAGTGATTTCAGTGCTTCCAACATCTTGTTCTCCTTATTTTAATCCTTTGATGATGTTTACTAAGGACTCTTTTAAATATTTCTGTGCCTTTGTGTCATTTTGAACTTCGCGAGCCAAGTTAAGTGCCTGATACCCACCGCGGGCATTCATCAAATGCTCATAAATTGGTGTCGGATATGCACCAGGAGCAGATGGTTGAGCAACAATATCAACAGTAATAATCTCGAAATCACTTACATTGTTGTCTTCATTAACGTTACCACTTCCCCTAGATGAGACTCCTAGTTTAACTCCGCTTTCTAGCATTGTTTTAACTAGTTGTCCCATTGGGGTTGGTAAAATTTTCATTTTTCCGTAACCGTTTGGTCCATCCATCCACATTTCTGTGATCATATGGCTTACACGATCTAAGTTAATGTTTAGACCTTCTGGATGATCAACTTCTCCGAGAACTGAATATCCTCCCGATATTTGATCGTTGAGAGTGTTGACAGCCCTACCGATTTCACTTACAGGATACACACGCTGGTTAGCGTTGCGTACACCGCCTTGGATACAAATACCTTTTAAATGAAGGTCTTTGCCGCCATTTTCAGTGTCGGTGGTCTCCAGGACGATCTTTGCCTGGTCGAATGTCAAGTTCTCTCGTAAGTTTAGCATCTAATAAAGTCCTTACAATTAAGAGCCGATGATTGATTTATCGTCGACACTTCCTTCGCCTGCGCCTTTTTTCTCAGCGCCGTGGCCTTTGGCATTTGATAATGACTTAGAAGCCTTACCGCCTGGAACATTTACGTTACCTGCGTTTTCTTCTTTAGGAGCACTAGCACCAGTTCCGCCTTTTTCTTCTGCTGAACCTTTTGCAATATTTGCAGTAGTACCACCCATGTCATTTTTGCCAGCAACTGGAGACTTAGACTTATCAGCGTTATTGCTAGGTGCAGAAACTTTTTCTACATACTCGCGCATCTGTTCAGCCTGTGATTTTTGTCCTTCGAATGCTGGTTGGTTATCAATACCAAGTTCTGGAGCAAATTGCTCCTCTTCTGGCTCTTCTTCACCTTCTTCGTCGCCCATGTCCATTTCAGCGTCGTCGCCTTCGCCTTCATCTTCATCGCCGTCATTTCCGCCGTCCATCATTTTTTCAAATTCGGCTTTAAGGTCATCTAGAGCATCTTCTAAGTCAACTACACGGTCTTCAATTTCTTCTTCACCGTCTTCGTCGCCTTCATCACCGCCTTCAATATCAGCCATCATGTCATCAGTAGCATCGCCACCCATGTCATCTTCTGCTTCTGGGGTAATTTCGTCAAAATTCTCATCAACTTCTTCATCATCTGAAGATTCGTCAACTTCTTTATCATCTGAAGATTCGTCAACTTCTTTATCATCTGAAGATTCGTCTACTTTGTCGTCTTCTGCATCATCATCTTTTGATGCTTCATCAACTTCTTCGTCGTCTTTTGATGATTCGTCAACTTCTTTGTCTTCGATTTCTTCTAGTTCATTCTCTAAAAGATTTTCATAAATTGTTCTTGATTTTTCTACAACGATTTCATGAAAAAGGTCTTCTGCACCTTTTTTGTCCTCGTTCACTAATTTTTCGAGCATTTCCTCGAATTTATTACGATCTGCCATTTCAAATCCTCCTATAAGTTTAAATATGGTAAGGCTGTCAGTAATATTTACATATTATTGGAAATATACGTGGAAAATAGGCTCAAAACGAATCGTTTTGGAACCCGAGTGTGATTATTTAAATCTTTTAACAAATTCATCAACTGTTATGTGTGATAAATTTGAAAAGTTTTTTAAACTTTTTGGGACGAAGATATCGTCTTCAGCAACTACTCTTATATATCTCTTTTTACTATTTCTTTGCAAAATAATACCAACTTGACGTTCCCAGTTACCATAATACGTTGCTGGGTCTGCTTTTCTTTTGTAATTAAATGTGCCTGCATATATGTTGTTTACACGATCACTAACATCGCCTCTGCCTGTAGTTCCCTTAAAATCAAACCCTATAATATAGATATTTTCATTCCCGTGTTCTGTTGCTAAATCTAGTGCTGTAGGTCCAGAACTCCATCCTTTTGACGGATTCATAATATTCAATTTGGCAATATCTTTAAAGGTTTTATTATGATTGGTGTATACGTTATGCTTCAGATGCCAGTTAGTTTTCACTATTTCTAGAACCATTTTAGCGTCAACTGCTACTAGATAATCTGGTTCATACTCTCGATATAAAGCGTTACAGCCGTATACTTTGCCGTATTGTTTTAATGGTTCTAATGGAATTGTTTGTCTGCTTGTGCCGTTACCTAGAACGAATGCTGTGGACATCTACCTATGCTCCGCAACTTAAACTTCAGGTTGAGATGCAATACCGTACATTTGTCTTACAAAATGTAATTCTTTTTGTTTTTCTTCATTATGATATTCGCTTGCTCTACGTGCTTTATTAATTTGCTTTAGTGTAAGTCTTGTTTTGCGAGTATCATCTCTTTGTACAATGGATTCGTCATCAGCCGGATCGTACGACTTATCTTCGTTCGGTTCCATAGTTTCTTTGTCAAAGTAAAAAAATTCACGTAGTATCATAAAAGTATTTATCCTATTATGCTGTAGGCACTGGTTCTGCGCCGCCGCCTGTTGCAGTATCTGGTGGTGTCGCCGCGCCACCGTCTGTTGGTGCTGGTTCTGCATTTGGATCAATGTCTTCCCCTGCTCCCATATCTGCTCCCATTCCTGCACCACTAATACCAACATCTCGCATTTCTGCACTTGCATCTGTTGGTAACGGTGTTAGATTTTCATCATTTTCTTCACGCCACATACGTTCGTTTTCTGCAACTTCTTCATCGTTCATTCCTAAGAAACGTTTCATTGCAAACCTATTTGATAAGAACGGAACTGCTTGAACTTGTGTAAATGTTGGAATACGTACATTATCAAGTTCTGATTGTCTGTATGAAGCAAAGTTCATTGGCTCTTGGAATTCAATATCAAACATTGAAATGTCAATATTCATACCTTTTTCTAATAGGTAACGTTTAAACTCCTCATTAAACTGTGATACAACTAAATTTTGTAAACGTTCGCAATACTTATTAAAACGTAATTCTTGAATATATGCTGTGCCAACTCTACCGTCATTGTATTGACTCTGTCCTTCGTCTTGTGCCGCTGTTGGCAAGTAACTACTTGGAATACGCAAACCTCTAATAAGTTTGTTAGTAAAATATTTTAAGTCGTCAATTTCACCTAAGTTAGTACCACCTGGTAATGTTTCAACTTTAGATCCACGTCCTTCTGCTGTTTGCGGGAAGAAGTAATCTTCGTTTGTTGACAATGGATTATATGCACTATCAATTACACTTGTTGAGCCGCCTGTGCTACTTGGAATACGTCTTTGATGAATTTCTGTTTTAACACGCTCAACAAATTGCATTGCCAAGTGCGATGGCATATTACCTACATCAATGTAAAATACTCTACGCTCTGGTGCTCGTTGTGTTCTGTAAATAATAATAGCATCTTCGAGTAATTCTTTTTGTTTATAAACTTTAAAGATTGATTCTAATAATGAATTACCAAATGGATAGTTGTTATCTAATCCTTCTGATAGCGACAAGTGGACAACGTGTTCTGCATCAATAGCATATTCTTGTTGTCCTGTTTGAAATCTACTTCCACCTTGTGATGTTCCAGTATTACCTACCATTCCTTGTGCGCCGCCTGCTTGATAACCTGTCGCAGGTTGTGAAGCACCGCCGCCTGTTACATTACCTGATGTAACATACGGGTCTGTAATAATTTGATCACGGAAATTAAAATTAATATCTTTTATAATATATTGTTCAGGCTTTTTACCTTCGCTTTCGTTTACAATAATACGTGAAACTTTTGCAGGATCTACGTGATACCATTTTTTAGTTTCTGGATCTCTAATGAAAAAGGAATCTCCGTATTTGAATACATTACGTAAAATACGAAACATTTTTGTATCAAAGTTTTGCAGTTTACTCCATTGTAATAGGTACTGCTGTAAAACTTTAATTTCTGAACTGGTGCCAGGCTTGTTAAATTTTAAAGCAAAATTAGTTCCGTTTGTAGGATTTTGATGAGAGCAAAACTCTCCTAAGATATCTAGTGCCGCATTAACTTCTGAATCGTTATCCATTACATTATATTGACCATAACGTTCAACGCGGTTTGGTGAACCTACATACACATCTGGAAGATAACTTGAATAGTTTGATCGTGCCGGTCCTGGCTCCATACCGCCTCGTCCACTAAATGGACTTAATGAACCTGAATTATTATCTCCTGTTGGTACATTTGTAAAATATCTTTTCCAACTCATATCTTTTTATCCTACGCCCTTCAATAAGTTACCTTGTAACCCTTTTGTTGCATTAACTTGGGCTCTAAGTAATTTGTTTTGTTCTTTTAATAAATCTATCATGGCTAATGCTGTACTGTTATTTAATCCATCTGAACTACTAACAGCATTAGAAGTGGTTGATGCTGATGCCGTTGTTGTACTATATGATTTTGGTTCTGGTTTATCAGTCAATGCTATATCAGTATCTTCTCTTTTTGGTACTGTAGAATTAAACGGTGAATCTGCAGGTACTGGAGTTTTGATTCCTGTTTCTCTTTCTTTTGCGTCAGCAATTTTGGCTTCTGCTTCATCTTCGTCATCGTCACTGCCAAACCAATTAAACGGATTGAGCATTTTAATTTTATCATAAATCCAAGAAACAGTATCACCTACCCAGCCAAACATAGTCATAAATGTATCGTAAATGAACATAATTGGAGTCTTTACCTTATCCCATATCCAACCAAATGTATCTCCAATCCATCCAAACATTGTCATAAATGTTGACGTATAAAAATTAATAACCGGTTGTATGAAATCCCAAAGTGCGCCTACCTTTTCAGATATCCAACCAAATAGTGTTCCTAATGTATCTGAAAAGAATTGCATTGTAGGACCTACTAGATCCCATAACATTGCCGCTTTGTCACCAATCCAAGAAAATACTCCCGATAGTGCGTCCCAGGCTCCGCCGATCCATCCTTTAATCGTTTCCCATCCAAACATTGCCAGCAATGCCGCACCGATTGCGAGGAATGGTGCAATAATTGGTGCTGTAATAAGAGTTAGTATACCTGCACCTAATCCAATTAAAATAGTATCAAGATTACTTACAATCGCATTCCAAATACCAGAACCAATGTTGCTTACTAAAGAATTAAATGCTGTTCCAATAGCAGGACTAATTTTTTTATCCCAAACACTGCTGACAAAATTCATAATCTTATCCGTTATGCCTTCACCTTCGGCCGCTGAATCCCATTCTTCTTTAAGGAATGCAACCGTATCTTTTGCCCAATTAATAAGTCCTGTTGTAAATTCTTCAATCTTACTAACACCGCTTTCACCTTTATCAGTAAACCAACTAGTAAATTTTCCAACATTGTCAACTAGCATATCAAACAATCCGCTTTCAACAAACACTTCCATTAGTTTTGCTCTTGCGCCAGCAATAGCATTTTCAAAGTTTGCGATAGCCGATGTACCTTTGTTACGCTTTTTTTGTTCCTCTTCAATTTCTTTAAAGTTCATGTTGTTTACTTTACCAGACATTTTTCTATAATCTGAAATTCCACTTAGTAAACCATCAAACCCTTCTTTGCCCATCAACGCCTGAATTGCGGCTGGATCCATATCTTTAAGCATTGATTCAATTTGAGGACCAAATGCGGCCATTTTCTTCATGTATTCTTCTTGACCGATAGCACCATCACCCATTTGTTTTTGGAGTTCAGCAAAACCTGGAATAGTTGATGCAAGTTTTTGTGCTAGAGGAGTTTGAGCAACACCGTCTGCCATATCTTTAATAGCACCTGCAAAACCTGGTAATTCAGATTCAACAAATGCTAAGTTGTTTTCAAAGTTTTTAAGATTTTCACCTTCTAATCTCATTTTTAATGCAAGTACGTTTGCTTCAGCATTTTGTTGTTTTAATAATGCTTCTGCTTCTTTTCGTGATTTACCTGTTACTTTAGCAAGTCGATCAATCTGCATTAAATAATCTTCAGATCCTTTGCGTAATTGTGCATCACTCATGCCTTGCAGTCTACCTTGACGTGCTTGCATTTCCATGTATTCAGCAGTATGTTGATTAAGTTGCTCCATGGTAAATCCCATTCCCATAAAGTCTTGTCTGCTATTTCTAATATCTTTTGCTAATTGACCAAAACGTTTTGCACCTTCAGTAGTTGTGCCACCAAGTAACATCATCTTGTCAGCATTATTACCAACCATCTCAGCAAACGCATCTAGACCTAGTCCTGCTTGTGATGCCGCCATATTCATTTCAACTACGTTGTTACCAAAACTTGCGCCTACATCACTTAAATCTCTAAAAGTATCTACATTTCCTTCAATAAATCCTGTTAGTCCGCCGAGTGCATTTCCAATAAGTGGAACGTGCTGAGCAAAGTCGCTCATTCTGTTGCCGCCGGCGATGAATTCCATTCCTAATGCGCCAGCAGAAGTTACAAGACCCATCAAGCCTTTAGTTAACAATCCAGTCGCACTGCTAAGTCCCTTACCAAAGTTGTCTAATAATGTTGTAGTGTTTGAAATATTCTCACCAAAATCTCCTAATTTAGGAGAAAGGCCAGTTAATACTTTACTAATGCCGCCAGGACCGCCGGCTCCACCAGCACCGCCTCCGCCACCGGCTCCACCACCGCCTTTTTTAAGGGCGCGAAGTATCTCTTTAAGAGTAGAGTCCTCAGCCGCGTTTTGTGCAACTACGTTACCAAATCCAGGAATATCAACTGTTACTGCCATTATTATATGCTCACTTTATCAGACACTATAAATACTTGTGCTATATACTATTTAGCAGGAGATAAAAATGGCAGAAAATAATGAAATTGGTAGTTCTATTCAGTCGGGAATTTCAACAGAACTTCCTAAAGGACCTATCAATGCTAACCCGTTAGCAAAACATTTTAGACAGCCTAAAATTTATATTAGATTACCATCTGGTGGCAAATACTGGAAACGTGGTTCTTTAGAAGTTACTGAAAGCGGAGAATATCCTGTTTATTCAATGACTGCTAAGGACGAACTAGTTTTAAAGACTCCAGATGCTTTAATGAACGGTGAATCAACAGCAACAATGATGTCTAGTTGTATTCCTCATATTAAAAATGCTTTTGATTGCCCTAGTATTGATCTTGATACAATTTTAGTTGCTATTAGAATTGCAACGTTTGGCGAAAGACTGACTATAACATCAAAAGTTCCAAATACCGAACTCACTAAAGACTTTGATATTAATCTAGTTGAATTATTAGATCGACTTCAACAGCGCGAGTATCCGGAAAAGTTTACTATTGATGATTTTACATTTACAATGGAACCTACAACATATAAGTTGTTTACTGATATGTCGTTATTAAGATTTGAAGAACAACGTAAGTTACAACAAATTCAAGGTAATGATAAAATGGATGATAAAGAGAAATTAAAATTGTTTAATGCATCTTTTTCAAAACTTACTAATATTGCAGTTGACTTAGTAATTTCACAAATTAAAAGTGTTCAGTATCTTAGTGATCAGCCTGTTACAGATAAGTCCCATATTAAAGACTTTTTTGAAAACGTTGAAGGAACATTGTACGAAAGAATCCAAAAGTACATCGAAGAATTAAAAGAGGAATTTACTATTCCAGACTTTGATGTAACTGCTACCCCAGAAGAAATTGAGGCAGGTGCACCTGAAACTTATAAAGTTCCAGTGTCATTTGATCAATCAAATTTTTTCGCACGTCAATTGTAAGCCAGCCTCTTGACGAAATCCTTCGTAGAACTGAAGCATTAGAAAACGAACAACGGCAAATTAAATACGATATGCTTAAAATTGTATGGTATATGCGAGGTGGTGTATCGTTAACAGAAGCCTATGATATGGGTCCAGAGGATCGTAAAATTATAGGTAAGATTGTTGAAGAAAATTTAGAAACTACTAAAACTTCTAAACTACCATTCTTTTAAAATAAAAAGTTTGTTAAAATAAAATAGGGCTCGAAAGGCCCTATTTTTTTATCTGAATCGTTCGCCTGGTCGTGTAGTTCTTGCTGGTGCCGCTGGAGTTGCTCCTGCCGCCGCTTTACTTGTCATTGTTTTTGTAACTTGTGCTTGTTTAGTTCCTGCTTTAACACCTGGTGCTGTTAATTGATCTTTTACAAGTTTAGCAACATTTGCTTTTGTAATCTCTTTAGCAAGTTCTTCAAGGTCTGGTCTACCTAATCCTTTTGTATCAGCACTTGCTGATTTACCAGTTGCCATGTTTACCCATGATTGACCTAACCAAATATGATCTTGTCCGTTTGCTTGTCTAACAAGTCCAATATTTTTACCGTCTCTATTTGCTTCAATGGCTCCGTCTACTGCTGGATTTTTAGGATCAACTAGTTTAGCATCACCTTTAACCCATTTAGCAATTTCTTCATCACTTGCACGTCTTTCGCCTGCTGATGCGCCTGCATTGCCTGCTGATGCGCCTGCACTACCACTTGCACCCTGACCACCGCTTGTTGACGCTGTATCAGCGTTAGAACCGCCATCTGCTTGTGTTGTATTAGTTCCTGCATCACTTTTAGCGTCACCACCTGTTCCACTAGCGCCACCTTTAGCGTCACCACCTGTTACACCAGCGCCACCTTTAGCATCGCCGCCTGTTCCACCAGTTTCGCTATCTGCTGTTTTTCCTGCACTAGCGGCAGGTGCTGGTAAATCTACTTTTTGTTCTTGACCAATTGATTTAATATCATCTGAGGATAGACCTGCATCTGCTAGTATGTTTGCAATACTACCTGCATCAGTAGGCTCTCCCATTTTTTTCCATGACTTGTTTAGTTTGTTAGCAGTAACTTTATTACCTAAGTCTTTACCAACTTGCTTAACACCTGCGGCCGCTTTGCCTGCCGCGCCTTTAACTGCGCCACCAACTGCACTTGCCGCTTTGCCTAATCCGCGTTTCATCTTTGCGCCAAGCGAGTTTGGATTGTCTAATGGTAATTCACCTTGTGCTGGATCTGCTTCTGCAATATACTGTTCTAATAGATATTTGTAAGAAGTTTCGTAATCAATTGACTCTTCTGCTTTTGCTCCGCCGCCTTGTAAATCAAGTTCACCTTGTTCTGGTTCTACTTCTTCGCCGCCAACTTTGATAGGTGTTTGCTTACCTGAGGCTTGTACACTACCTTGTGCCGCCGCCGCAATGGCGCTGTTTGCCATTTCTAAGTTACTTAAGAATTGATCGTTTGCTACCGCAACTGCTTTTGAAATTTCATTTGAAAGATTCATGTCCGCAATGAATTCTGCCTTGTCAAAGGTCTTTGCAAATGTCCATAATTCGTTAAATGCATTTATGCCTTCTGGACTATTGCTGGTTCCGCCAGCAGTTGCATCTCTCATCACGTCAAGTAGTCTTGTAAATTCTCCCACTTGATCTTCTGGAATAACCATAGATCCTAGTTCTTTGACACTGCTGAATCCGGGCACTTCAAATGTTTTTGTAAATCCTACTTCAAGTGTAGTGAGTCCTGGTGCCTTATCATAAGGAATTGCATCGTATCTTAATCCTTCTAACCAGTCTCCAATGCCGTCTAATGCCCAACCTGCAATAGCACCGTATGCGGCTGTTTTAATTGACTTACCAACTGCACTTGAAAGTTTTTCGCCTTGCAATAATTCTTTTGTTGAACGTAGTATTAAACCTGCGGCCGCACCACCTACTGGACCACCGGCAAATGCCGCAATCGCTGTTAAGATACCAACTGCTAAACTTGCTTTGCCTGGATTTTCTTTTGCCCAATCACTTACTTTTTGTATGCCTTGTACAATTTTACTGTCTTTGTTGTTTGCTGTAATTTGTTTTTTAAGATCTTCAAACTTAGCATCAGCGTTTTTAATAGGACCTGCATTTTGTGCCATGCGTCCAAGTTCATTAATTTTAGCATCAACCTTTTTAGCAATGTCCACAGGAAGTTTAGCGGCCGCCGCAACACCAGCGCCTACTTTGCCTGCTATTGTTTTATTATCTCCACCGGCCATTGCACGTTGTTCAGCACCTTGGAATATAGCATTAATTTGATCAGCAGTTAGTTCTGCTTCTGCAAGTTTAACGTATTCTTCAAGTAGGGGCCAAAGTTCGCGTTCCCATCTATTAAGATAAATCTTTTGAGTTTCAGTTAGTGTTTGATATGAACTTTCAGTTAATATCTGTGCTGTTCTATTGTTAGGTTTGTTAATTTCGTTTAAATTCATTATATCATACTCGCTAATCGTTTTTTATCTGCATCATTTAACAAATCTAATTGAGACTGTATACTTGCTGGAATTTCACTTGCTGGACCTGCCGCACTACCGTTTGCTGTTGGAGGTGCTTTACCATCAGGTGCTGTTGAACTACCTGTATCTGTTGATGCTCCAGTTGTTCCGCCTTTTGCACCTTGTTGTGCGCCAGCACCTGGTGCAGGTGAATCGCCAGTGCCAGTTGGAGCAGGTGTTGCACCACCTCCAACTTTTTTAGAATCTTGTACAACTTTTAATAGGATTTTGTCTAGCATGGCCTTGTTTAGTTGTCCTGTGCCAACATTGTTGTCAACAGCCTGTTCAGGATATTTTTTGCTTTTAAGCCAAGCACTAAGATCAGTAGCATCAAACTTGCTAATATTTTGTCCTGTTTGACCCATGTAGTTTTGGAATTCTCCACGAAGTTTATTTGCTTCGTCACCGGTATCAACTTGACCTGCGATACCCATAGCAGTGTCTTTAGCACCTACTTTTGCTAGTGCTTTAGCACCAAATTTCTTTAAACCTTGCTTAATAGCACCTACAGGTGCTTCGGAAACAGGTTTTTTAACAGCAATCTCGTTTATTTTCATTTCAAAATCCTAATCTGTAATGTATTACTATTTATATCAAACTGTAGTAATAAATATTCTACGATGAGATATACATTTAATATCGTCGATGTGTTGGGCAACATCGTTGAAGAAGGGCTATCCTCAGAGGAAGAAGCATCTACAGTTTTAGGTATTCTTCAACACAATGGAATAGACACATCATCTTATATTATCAATAAGATTGAACATTATACAGTTAAGGGTTTAGGAAGAGATCCTGATTTACATTAATGAATAATCTATCAAACTCATATATTGATAAACACAGTGTTTAGTAGATGTGCTAAAGCACATCTTGTTTTCGCTATCGCTCAAACACTTAATTTCTTTTTAATTAACAACAATAATTGCGAAGCAATTTAGCATCATGTAGATAGTTGAGCCACAATTCGCCCGTTGCCGGACGAATTGAGTAATTTGGGCCATCATGTGAGTTAGCCTTCACCACACTGTTAAAGAAGATTACATATAATATGTACAGAGGCGGTAGATCGTCAACCCCTTACTTCAGCATTCGCAGTATCCACGGACGGCAGTTGTTCCTTAACAGTGCAAAAACACTTGCCGCGTATGTTGTATCTTTTTCACAGAGCATACATCTTTTATGCCTTAAGTTAGCATTTTCCTTGCAACGCACCAGTATCTGAATATGGTATCTCACATATCCTCAAGATGAGTCGAGCATCCCCGACCAAACAATGTTGCTATATCTTTGCCTTGATGCTATGTTCTAGCAATGCCTGTCGTAATTTGTCTGAACCGCCAACTCTAACATTAATAATACCGTTGTAATAATCATCTCTCTCTAATACACGGCGGTCAAACTGTTCTCGTGCCTCTATGTAGGACATTTCGCCCCTACCTTTACATAGGTATAATATTTCTCTTGTGAAGTTTTCTGGACCTAGTGCTTGTACATCAGCATTAAGACGATCTGATGAACCCCAATAGTCCTTCCAATCGCTTTCCTTAGTGCCTCTGCGTTTATTCTTTTTGCCTTTGAGTGGTGGCTTTGTGGTTTTAAATTTGGCTAGTTTCTTGCCTATATACTTTTGCCCAGTGGTTGTATTTGTGATTAGATAAACAAATCCTTCATACTCGTCTGGTATAGTGTTTATCTGTTGTCCTTTGTAAGTCCAGTCCATACTGATACTTACCGTTGCCTATTTTTTCTTGTCTTGTTTTTGGTTCTTAAATGTTGTTAGAATCTCATCTGCACGTTGTTTAGCATGATTGCGTATTTCACGAAGCCATTTTCGAGATTCTTGCATAGTTCGCTCGCCTTTAAAACGCTCAAACTTTTCGTTTGCTTTAAAGTATTCTAAGTAAGCCTTAGTTAATTTGTCATGTGTATCGTCTTCAATGCTCATTCTACAATATCAACGTCGTTTGCGTAACTAGTGAAGCCGTTTTCTTTTATAACTTTAAGTACATTTTGTACACGACCTTGTAGTTCGTCTTTATGTGAAATCAAATAGATATTCTTCTTACGTTCTCTACCCATTTTCTTAAGAATAGCAAGACTGCTTTCAACACCAGCAGTGTCCATACCACTATCAATTAACTCGTCAACGAATAATAAGTTAACATTTTGATATAAACTTTCCCAAACATCACGGAATGCAAAACTTAGTCCTAAGATAAGTCTATTGCGTTCACCTCTTGACAAGTTATCAAAGTCTAAGTCTTGTCCGAGTTGTGTAATCTCAACATTCAAATCGTTTTGGAATACTACTTGATGCGGTAATCCGATACGATCTAAATAATATGTTAATCTGTTGTTTAGATATGCAAGATTTTGTTCAATAATCTTTTTACGAATAAACGAATCTTTATTTGTTAATAGTTTGTATAAAAATTCTTGATGTTCTTTAAGACTTGTTAATTCGTTAATAGTGTCCCATGAAACTTCTTGAATAGCAGTTTGTTGTAATTCTTCAATTTGATCAACATATGGATCGTTTTCTGTTTCTTTAGACTCTAATGCTCGTTTTAAATTATCAACATTACTTCGATGCTCGTATGCTTCTTTGGCTGTTTCATAAAATGTGTTAGGTTTTGCATCTAGATCACCTATTTCATCTAATTTAGATTGCACATTAATATACTTGTCATTAATCTCCATTAAGTATGTCATTGTTTCGCCATACTCTTCTTGGAGTTGTAATTCAATTTGATGTTTCTTTTCTTCGTGTAGTTCTTGACCACAACTGTGACACTTCGCATTAACAAGATTTTCTAAGTCTTTTGTATACTTTGTAATTTGTTTGTCGGTTTGAGTTAATGCACTTTCAAGTGTAGAACGTTCTTTTTCAAGATTAGTTTTTTGCTTATTGTTTTCAGACCAATTAGCCAATAACTCGTGTGCTTCGAGTTCTTTTTCAATGTCTAAATGTTCTAATTCATCAATGCCTTTTTGTAAACGGTCACAATCTTTAGCATTTGATTGACGCCAAGCACTTGATTTAACTTTTAAACTTTCAATAGTTTCTGCAATTTTCTCATTGCTTGTTTGTACTGCATTAATACGAGCAGTTTCATCTGTAATAGCATCTCGAACTTCTTTTTGTTTTATTTTTAGTTCTTCGGCTTTTTCAGTTAGAATAGTAATACCTAACAACTGTTCAATAATAGCACGTTGATCGTTTGATTTCATTGCTAAAAAAGGTTCAGTGTACGTATTAAGAGCAACAATATGCTTAAACATATCATGGCTCATGTGTAATAATGTATTAATTTCGTCTTGTGTTCGTCGACTGTCGCCTTGTGACTCATCAGTCATCTCTTGTTCGTTATCATCAATGTAGAACTTTAGTAGATTAGGACTGCGTCCACGCTCAATTCTATATTGTGTTCCGTCTTTTTCAAATTCTAGTGTAACTAACATACCTTTAGAATTTGTTTTGTTAATTAAGTTATTAAGTTTGATATTTGTTAATGCTTGTCCATACAAAGCATAACTTAATGCGTTAGCAATAGTAGTCTTACCTGTACCATTTCGTGAACCACTGTCGTCACCACCTTGGTCTAAGTTCTCGCCTAGTACTAATGTAAGTTGTCTGTTACTAAAATCTACAGCCTGGGTCTGATTGCCCACACTCATAAAGTTTTTAACAGTTAAATCTTTTAACAAAATCATATTTTATAACTCATGGTAAATGTCTAGTAGTTTTTGTTTGTTGTAATTTTCCGATTCAATTGCTTCAATCTCTTGTGATACAATTTGATCAATACTTTCAAACTTTGTAATATCAATATCTGAATTTATTTCGTCATCTTGTGTACTAGGAATTAATGTAATTTCTCTACACTCGAAATTCTTCATAAATTCTTCTTTAATGAAACTTGCTTCTTCGTAACTAATTGGAATATCTAGTGTTACTCTTAGATACATATTGGGTTTAATAAGTGTATCTTTTTGATCAATAAGTTGCGATAATTTTACAGTTCTATACTTAGGACATTGCGGCCAATCAATATACTGTGGTTCGCCACCATGTTCTAAAATCATCATACCGCGTTTATCATCCCAAGCATCAGCATAGTTGTGCGGAAACGCATTACCAATATATGTAATATTTCCTAATGTTTGACGTTTATGAAAATGTCCTGAGAATACATATTCTTGATGTTTAAAATGTTCTGCTTGAAGTTCGCCTGTTTCAGGCATTTTTACCATAGCATTCATATAAAAGTTTGGAAGTTCAAAATGCCCAAACATATATTTGCTTTTAACTTTAGGAATTTGTTTCCATTCTTCGCCTACTAGCCAAGGGACCATTGTACTATCACCAATTGTTGTCATTTTATTAACAACAGTAATACCGTCAATGTGATTAGCAAATTCTACAGAATGGATATCCCGTTTATCTTTATAGTATAAATCGTGATTACCGGGAAAGTAAAAGAATTGATCAAATGCTTTTCCTAGTTTTTCCAATGAACGTATCGAATGGTCCATCGTAATAATATTTAAACTGTTTCTGTTATGGTGCCAGTCGCCCATAAAGATGCCTGTTTCACATCCATTTAATTTTGCTTGTTCAATATACCAATCAACAAATGATTCACAGTCTTCGTTGTGCGTTTTAGAGTTAGATTTTAATCCAAAATGGATATCAGTAAACACTGCCGCTTTTTTAAACACTATATTTTCTCCAGGTTACTATACAATAATACACTACCTTTATGTAAAAGTCAACTATTTTATTTTTCTTGTTCTTCTTTTAATCTTCTTTGAGCATCTGCTTCTTGACGTTCAAATTCGCCTTGCATCTGTCTAGTATAACTTGGAGTCATATCATTCATTTCAAGGATATCATCTCTAATGTTTTGATTGCGTTTTTCAATGTTGATAACACGTACAAACGAGTTTGTAACTGCGGCAGTATAGTAAGCAAAAGGATTATCAGATTTTGATTCGTCAAACTGTAGTCCAATTTGTGCTAGTTGTAGTATGGCTTGTCCGCGCATCTCGTCATTATACGTATATCCACGAACATTACCACGAGTAGCATAACGATCACATAGTTTCATCCACATACGTGCTAGTTTTTCTGTTGCTGTACCGCCTCTAAGTGTAAAGTTGCCGTTTTCCATACCACCTGTCCAATGACTCTTACCAACGCAAATCAAATTATCCTTATCGTCAAACTTAAAGTGTTGGTACGGAGGAAAATTTAATTTAACTTTTGTATCTGCTACAGTCTTTGGATTTTTCTTACGACCTTTTTCCTCAGGAATATGATCAAATGTCATAATTCTAAAGATTAGTTCTTCTTTGGTAATTTTTTTATAATCTACTTCACATTCTGCTTGTTTAACTTTTTCACCTGCTAGTTTACGTGCGGCATAATCTGCATCACCTAGGCGCTTTGCTTTGTTACGTTTTGCTTCAGCAATAGTACGAACATTAATTTTATCCAAACTAGGCAGGATAATGTCATATTGTGCATACTCGTCGTCAGTAAAACTGCTAAAAGACGCCTTAGACTTATGAATCTCTTTCAATATGTCTTTGTTGTTTAAATAATTTACTTTTCTCAAGATATTTCTCCAATTTTATTCCTTATTATAAACTACTCTGATAAAAAAGTCAATAAATACTTATAACGAGGATTACCAATTATGATATTTGACGAATTTAAAAAACCTGAAGCCGGCGGACTTTTAGATACCGCTGAACGCATCATTAAAGATGGAATCGCTGATTTCCAGGAAGGTGCTAAAGGGTTTATGAAATCAATTAGATCACGCACTATACCTTCTGACGGTGAACCTAGCGAACTTAAACTAGCAGAAGCAAGTTGGGCAACAGATCCAGCGGGAAAAGATTGGCGTGTCAAATTAAGTATTCCTAATATTCAGTCTTATAACGAGAGTCCGTTAATTGGACAGTTGAAGAAAACTGGAGGCTTATGCTTTCCATATACTCCAACTATTATTATGCAACATAGTGCAAACTACAATGCATTAACCCCGGTACATAGTAATTATCCGTTCTATGCTTATGAGAATTCAAGTGTGGACGCAATGACACTAACTGGTCAATTTTATGCTCAAAACTCATTAGAAGGAGCATATTGGTTAGGATGCTTACATTACTTAAGATCTGTAACAAAAATGTTTTACGGTCAAAGTTCAAATCAAGGAGCACCACCGCCAGTAGTTAAACTAAACGGATACGGTGACTATGTTTTTAAAAATGTTCCGGTAATCATTACAAACTTTACACTAGATATGCCAACAGATGTTGATTATATTGCAGTTAACTTAGCACAGTTAGAAAAGAACGCAAAACGCATTGCTAACACAGATACTAGCCCAGATGAAAAAGGCCAAATTGCATATGTTCCTGTTGAAAGTCAAATTTCTGTAACACTACAACCAATATACTCTAGATCAGAAGTTGAGAAATTTAGTTTAGATGCATTTGTAAGAGGAGACTATGTTGGTAAAGATAAAGGATTCATCTAATGGCAAATGATTCACCCTGGGGAAAAACAAGAATATCAAGTTCAGGATATTTAGATATCTTATCTATTCGAACAGTGCCGGCTGACAATGACGATGTGCTATACGAAATTCAATCACAGTATCATCAACGTCCAGATTTATTAGCATATGATATGTACGGTTCACCGAAGTTATGGTGGGTATATGCTCAACGTAATATGGATACGTTAAAAGATCCAGTTTATGATTTTAGAGCAGGTGTAAGCATATATGTTCCTAAAGGTAGTCGACTACGAACCTTGTTAGGAATTTAGTATGGCAGTAAAGCAACTATACCCGTGGCAAACTGAAGAAGGTAAAAAAGAGTTTAATCAAACAGACGGACTTGATGTCTATGATGAAGATTATACAAACCCTACACCACTTCCTAATGGATACACTAGACCAGGACAGCAATCCGACGGTACAATAGCGTTCAAACCAAACAAGTCAATCGACACTAATGCAGATGCATTATCAGTTGAATCAATAGATAACACAGAAAATAAAAAAGCAACAGATGCCGCGAAAATTTTTAAAGAAATGTCTAAAATTGAATCAGCCGTAAGAAACTTTAGTGCCACCGGCGATGGTCGAATTATTGCTCTACCTATGCCAAATGTATTAATGCCTTATGCTAGTCACTCTTACAAACTTGGATTGTATTCCTTGTCAGATCACGAACTTAATAATCCAGATGAAACATACAGAACAAACTATCCTAAAGTTGCTGTATTACAAAGCGGTGGCGGATTAGGCGATAAAAAAGTAACAACAGCATATGAGATTAACGGTAAAAGGATTGAGTTCTTTATTGATAATTTAGAAATTGAAACTATTATTTCTCCTACTAAGAAAAAAGGGGTAACTAACGCGGTTGGTTTTAGATTTGAAGTACACGAGCCTTATAGTATGGGATTGTTTCTACAGGCTTTACAAATTGCGGCACTAGAAGCAGGGCATAAAAATTATACTGAATCACCTTTTCTTTTAACAATTGACTTTGTTGGTTGGAAACAAGATGGAACACCATATTCTGTTCCAGAATCAAAACGTATGCTTCCGTTTAAACTTGTCGGAAGTGAGTTAGCAATTAATGGCGGCGGTAGTACATATACTGTAGAAGGAGTTGCCTACAACGATGTTGTACTTACAGACCAAGTACAGCGGTTACCGGTTGATGTTTCTATTAAAGGTAGAACAATACAATCAATGATGCAAAGCGGTCCAGGAAGTTTATCTGCCGCTCTTAATTTACATCATACTAAAAAAGCAATTGATGACAAAGTTCTTACTGCTGATCAATACTTTATTACATTTCCTAAAACTAGAGCAACTAAAGGCAATAGCAAACCACTTGACAGTGAAACTAAAGGTGCTAACGAACAAAGTGAAGTTGGTACAGGAAATACAATTACTTCGAGTTTAAATGAAAATAAAAAAACTAAAGAAGAATATGAAATGTTATGGCACGCTGTTACAAATGCAGGAAAAATTTCTCGTGAAGCATTAGAATATGTACGAGAAAAATTAAGCAGTTTAGTATCCAAAACTTCTATTGGACAAGAAATTGAAAAGAAACAAACAGGTGAACAAAATTCAAATAATATTGGAAATGCAACTGTGTTTGATCCAGAAGCATTTGGTGTTACTAATCAACCATACGGTCTTGCAGGATTTACTTGGGATGAAGAAAATCAAATTTGGAATAGAGATAGCGGACAATTAAAAATTGATCCTGCACTTGGAGAACTTAAATTTACAAAAGGCACAAGAATACAGGATGTTATTAGTGAAATAATTATTATTTCTGATTATGGTAAAAAGATCGTTGGTGCACCATCAGACGAAAACGGATTTAAAGAATGGTTTAGAATTGATACTCAAGTATTTCAGATCTCCGATAATGACACAGAAGATCAAATCGGCCGCAAACCTAGAATTTATGTATTCAGAGTGTTACCATACAAAGTGCATGAGTCGAGGTTTATAGCGCCAAGTGCCAATGCCGCAGGAATTAGACATCTAAAAAAACAAGTCTGTAAAAAGTATGACTACATTTATAGTGGAGCAAATGATGATATTCTTGATTTACAACTTAACATGGATAACACATTCTTTAAAAGCATTTCTCCAGGTAACTATCCTAAAACAAGTGGTCAAGAATCTGCATCTTCAGATCAAGAAAAGAAAGATGCATTACAAACAGAGACCGGTAATAAAGAAACACTAGGGGGAGAAGGCGGACCAACAGGTGATAGTGATATGCAAAGCACAGTCGCTCTTTCCACTGGTGCTGTGTCGCCAGATGATGCTAAAATTGATATTGCCCGTAGATTTAACGAAGCCATTGTAAACAGTGATGTTGATATGCTCACAGTTGATATGACAATCTGGGGCGACCCTTATTACATTGCAGATAGTGGTATTGGAAATTACAATTCAGAAAACACAGAATTTATTAATCTAAGCAGTGACGGAACTATTGATTATCAAAACGGTGAAGTTGACGTGGAAGTAAATTTTAGAACACCTATTGATATTAGAGACAATGGTATTATGGGTTTCCCTGGCGATCAAGTCGCAGTTAACCAGTTCAGTGGCTTATATCAGGTAATTAAAGTAATGAACACTTTTGCTGGAGGACAGTTTAAACAAGTTCTTGAACTTATACGTAGAAGTAATCAACGACCTGAAGCAGAAACTGATCAATCAGACAAAACTTCTACTAAGATTACAAATGAAGAAAAGAAAATTCAAGGACAAAAACCAAAAGAATTTGATAAGAGTCTTATTGTAGTAGATGCAGATTTAATTGACGAATATTTAAAGAACGCAAGTCCTGAAGCATTAGTTACCGCAGGAGTAGATGTAAGTCAAATTAGAACAACTAAAAAAGTTGGTCTTCCAGTTCATGTGTATGAATCATTAGTAACAGAAGGCGGAACTGAAATTGCAAGAAAACGTCTTAATAATAGCGGCAACACAGACATATAAGGATTGTAAATGGCAGAAACAAAGCGTACCGCAGGCAGTAAAGGTAAACTAGATCCAGGCCCGTATATTGCAAGGGTAATTAGCCACCTTGATCCTAACTTCATGGGAGGCCTTGAAGTTGAATTACTAAAAGCAACCGGCAGTGCTAACGACATTGCGGCAGACGAACAAACATTTAAAGTAAAGTATTCTAGTCCTTTCTTTGGACAAACACCTTATACTGGTCTAAGTAAAAATGAAGATTATGCATATACTCAACAAGCGTATGGCTTTTGGGCAGTTCCACCTGATATCGGCTCAAGAGTAATTGTTATTTTTATCGAAGGCCAGCCCAATATGGGATATTACATTGCTTGCGTTCCTGACAATTATACAAATTTTACAGTTCCCGACAGGGGAGTTGCAACTAGTTATTATAGTGGACAGCCTACTATCTCAGAAGCATTTGGTTCAGCAATAACTGGTAAACTAGTTACTGGCGAAATTAATAAAAAGAATATTCAAGACAATACAGGTACCGACCCAACAAAGTTTAGGAAGCCAATTAATCATGACTGGATGTCTATGCTTGCACGAGCAGGATTAAACGCTGACGGTACTAGAGGATTAACATCTTCAAGTGCAAGACGCGATGTTCCTAGTATGGTAACAGGAATTAGTACTCCAGGTCCATATGATAAACGTAAAGGAAAGCCTAAAGCACCGTATGGAACAAAAGGTGCAACAGCAAATATTCCTTATAGTAGATTAGGTGGTACTAGTTTTGTAATGGATGACGGTGATGAAAATTTTACTAGAATCGGACCTGCAAGCACACATAACAAACAATTTAAAAATTCTGCACTAGGCGAAAGAGGAGGTGATCCTTCAATTCCGCATAATGAATTAACAAGAATACGCACTAGAACCGGACATCAAATTCTATTACATAATACAGAAGATTTAATCTATATTAATCACGGTAGTGGTAATAGTTGGATTCAAATGAGTGCTAATGGCAAAATTGATATCTATTCAAAAGATTCACTAAGTGTTCATAGTGAAAATGATGTAAACTTAACTGCTGATAGAGACATCAATATGCAAGCAGGTCGTAACATTAATTTATTAGCCAAGTCTGATATACAACTTGAAACAGATGCAAGTATTAAAACTCTAGCAGGCATTAACACACACATTACTAGCGGAGCATACAGTTACGTTAATAGTGGAGTAGACCATGTTGAAACAGCATCAAACATTCATATGAACGGTCCAATTGCTTTACCGACAACTCCGTTGTCCACTCACGTGGTTCCTGGCGCTACCGCTACCGCTACCGCGTCTCTACACAAACGCTTGCCACAACATGAGCCTTGGGAACATCATGAAAACGTAATACCTAATGAATACACTCCTGTTAAAACTGATAGAACTACAGCAATGGACATTACAGGCTATAATGATATTGATTCAGTACCTGATACCTTTAAAAAACAGTCGAAAAACTAACGGATAAATATTGATATGAGCACACTTGAAAAGAATACAGTTCAAACAGTTAGGATTAAAAGTAATGCTGTAGAGCCAAAACCGGTAAAACAGTCAACTTATAGAGGCCTAAGTACGGTTAATCCTGACAACGAGCAATATACTTTATATGATATTGGTTTAATTAAACAAGATCTATTAAATCACTTTCATATTAGGCAAGGTGAAAAGTTAGAAAATCCAGAATTTGGAACAATTATATGGGACGTATTATTTGAACCAATGACTGAAACACTTAAAGAAGCCATCGTAACTGATGTAACAACCATTATTAATAGTGACCCTCGTGTTAATGCTACAAATGTTATTGTAGACCAGTACGAAAGCGGTATTCAAATCGAATGTGAGTTATCATATCTACCTTACAATATATCAGAGCAGATGAAATTTTCCTTCGACCAGAATGCTGGGTTCTTAGGTTAAAGAATTAAGTACTCAGTTTACGAAAACAAATAAATACTTATAACGAGGAATAATAGATGTCAACAACGGATAGACAGAATAGATTACTGCTTGCAGAAGACTGGAAGAGAGTATATCAAACATTTAGAAACGCAGACTTTAGGTCATATGACTTTGATAGTCTACGTAGAACAATGATCGCATATTTGCGTGAAAACTATCCAGAAGACTTTAACGATTATATTGAATCCTCAGAATATCTTGCTCTAATTGACCTTATTGCTTACCTCGGGCAAAACTTGGCATTTAGAGTAGATCTTAATGCTCGTGAAAACTTTATCGAACTTGCAGAACGTAGAGAATCCGTACTACGTTTAGCACGACTACTTTCTTACAATCCAAAGCGTAATCAAAGTGCAAATGGTTTACTAAAGTTTGATAGTGTTTCTACAACTGAAGATATTGTAGATGCAAATGGAGTAAACTTATCAGGACAAACTATTGTTTGGAACGATCCAAGTAATCCTGATTGGTCAGAACAATTCCGTAAAATTTTAAATTCAGCATTACCAGAAAATGGTATTGTTGGCAGACCTGTTAAAAAAGGACAGGTTGACGGCATTACTACAGAACAATATAGATTTAATGCTACAAATACTAATCTTCCAGTTTATAGTTTTAGTAAAAACGTAGGCGAAAAAAATGTAGTGTTTGAAGTAACAAGTTGTACTATTAACTCTAACACAATCTCTGAAGAAACTCCATTACCTGGTAACAGTTTAGCATTCTTATATAGAGAAGACGGTAAAGGAGCAGGTTCGTCAAATACAGGATACTTTGCACATTTTAGACAGGGAGTTTTAGACCAAGGAAACTTTAGTATTAAAAGCCCAATCGAAAATCAATCAGTTGCTATTGACACTACAAATATTAATAATTCAGATGTTTGGCTTTATAAATTAGATACCAACGGCAATGAACAAGAATTATGGACAAAGGTTGATAGTGTTGAAGGTAACAATATTATCTACAACAGTTTAAATAAAAATCAAAGAAACGTCTTTGCTGTTTTAAGTAGAATTGAAGATAGAATTAGTTTAATTTTCTCAGACGGCACGTTTGGAAACTTACCTAAAGGAAATTTTAGATGTTATTTTAGAAAAGGCATAGGAAGTAAACTTACTATTACTCCTGATAGTATGACAAATATTAGTGTCAGTGTTCCTTATCTAAGTGCTTCCGGTACTAACGAAGTTCTTAGCATTACTATGTCTTTAAAATATACAGTTGACAATTCAAGTTCAACTGAATCAACAAGAAGTATTAAACAAAACGCTCCAGCAACTTACTATACACAAAATAGAATGATTACTGCTGAAGATTATAACGTAGCACCGTTAACAGTTAGTCAAGAAGTTGTAAAAGCAAAAAGTGTTAATAGAACAGCAAGCGGAGTAAGTAGGTACTTTGATTTAATTGATGCTACTGGAAAATATTCTAGCACTAACATTTATGGTAATGACGGTGCAATTTATAAAGAAGTTTTAAGCAAACGTATTAATTTTAGTTTTGCTACTAGAACAGATGTTGAAGGTCGAATTGCAAATACAATTCAACCATTATTAACTAGTCAAGAAGTTAAGAACTTTTACTTAGGAGAGTTTCCTAAAATTTCCGCTGGCGACTTGTCTGCAAGTTGGACTCAAGTAGCATATCAAACAAATAACTCGAGCGGATATTTAACAGATACATTAGGTATCAAATATACAACAGGTCCATTTACAGGTAGTACATTAAGATATTTAGAGCCAAATTCAATTATTAAATTTGTTGCTCCAACAGGACAGTATTTTGATACTAAAAATCAAAACAAATTAGAAACTGGTGATGCAACACCAGATGGTGCCGTAACTTACCTTTGGACTAAAGTAGTTAGAATAAACGCCGACGGTACTGAAAACTTTGAAGATGGTACTGGCCCTATTGTGTTTAACGATGTTATTCCAACAGGCGCAATACTTAACGAAATTAAGCCTAAGTTTGCAACTAACATTACAGACGCAGTTAGTTCACAGATGGCAGAACAAATTTTTGCATATAGAACATTCGGTCTAAGATATAATGTTGTAGACAGAGAATGGAGAATTATTTTCAATAATAACTTAAACGTTAGTAACGCATTTAATATGGGTAAAACAGGTGATACTTCAAATCAGAATTTAGATTCAAGTTGGGTGTTATTGTTTGAAACTGACGGAGAAAAATATACTATTACATACAGGGGTGTGCGTTATATCTTTGAAAGTGATAAGGAAGTTAAGTTTTACTTCGATGAAACAGATAGAATTTATGATAGCAGAAGTGGTAAAGTTATTAGAGATAAGATTAACTTACTTTCTATTAACAAAACTCCTGATAGTGCGGCACCATTAACTGTTGATTTTCCTTGGCAAATCACTAAAGAATATAGAGATGCTGAAGGATATATTAATAGTAAAAAAGTAGAAGTAGGGTTTTTTGATTCAGACGATGACGGTGTTATTGATAATCCAGAATCGTTTTTACAGTTTGTTGATCCTGACACAAATCCAGATCAGAAATTTGTATTTTTAAAAGAAGTTATTAGCAATAATAAATCAACAAATTATAATTATATTAATCCTCAAGTTGAAAATATTGTTGTTAGACAAAATGAATCAGCAACAGGACCACTATCTAGTTATGACGATGGTGTAATTTTTTACTTCATTGATGCTGATGTTTTTAAACAGTATTCGGGTACAACTTCTACACTTTCATTAGTTACAAATTATAAAGCATATGTTGGAAGAGGCGATCTTAAATTCCAATATGTACACAGTGCTGATGAAAACAATAGAATTGATCCTAGTTCAACAAATATTGTTGATACATTCTTATTAACAAAAACATATGATAGATCATATAGAGAATATTTAACAGGTACTAGAGATACTAAACCTCTACCACCTAGCACTGATGCATTGTTCCAGAGTTTTGGAAGTTCAATTAATAAGATTAAATCGATCAGTGACGAAGTAATTTACCATCCAGTAAAATATAAAATTTTATTTGGAAACAAAGCAGATTTAGATTTACAAGCAACATTTAAAGTTGTTAAGAATCCAGACATTGTTACTAATGATAACGATATTAAATTACAAATTATCAATGCTATTAATACATTCTTTAGTTTAGAATTTTGGGACTTTGGAGACAAGTTTAGTTTTTCAGAATTGTCAACATTTATTATGACATCAACTGCTCCTAATATTAGTACAGTAGTTCTTGTTCCTAAACAAACAGACAAAGCATTTGGTAGTTTATACGAAATAACAACTGAAAGCGATGAGATTTTTATCTCAGGAGCAACAGTCGACGACGTCGAAATTATCGACAGTGTTACAGCATCAAGGTTAAGAGCGACAGGTGCTATAACTACAACGGCTTCCAGTGGAAATGCTGGGATCCAATCTACTTCAAATAGCGGAGGAAGCAGTTACTAATGGCTTTTGAAAATGATCAAAACGAGTTTCCAATTCAACCTGGTGATAACGAAAACGAAAAAAGAACCAGTTTACAACACTTACCTCGTTATTTTAGAACAGTAGCAAACAAGAAGTTTCTTAACAGTACACTTGACCAGTTAATGCAACCTGGCGAGATTGAAAAGATTAGTTCTTATTTCGGCAGAAGAGATGCTAAAGCATTTAGACCTGATGACAACTACATTGATGATGTAAATTCAGATAGAGAAAATTATCAGTTAGAGCCTTCTGTAGTTATCAAAGACCAATTTAATAATGTTGATTTTTATAAAGACTATAATGACTTTATAAATCAACTATCAGCATTTGGAAATTCTAATACTAACCATTCAAAAATTAATGCACAAGAATATTATGCATGGAATCCACATATCGACTGGGATAAGTTTGTAAACTTCCGCGAATATTATTGGTTACCAGCCGGACCACAAGTTTTACCTATTTACGGACAAAATAAAGAAATTGTTTCAACTTTTAAAGTAACAATAGAGGAGAATGACGACAACGTAGCATATAAATTTACGCCTACGGGCCTAACACAAAATCCTACTTTAAAACTTTACAAAGGTCAGACTTACATCTTTGAGGTTGACACCCCTGGGTATCCTATTGCGTTTGCCACTAATAGGGCATTTACTCCAGGACAGGCTATAGTTACAGAAACAGTCGAAGGTGTTATTGCTCCAGGTAAGTTTGAAGCCGAGTTATATGATTTCGATGGTTACGATACTGGTGAATACATAGTAGAACCTGTAGAAGGTGGCATCGAGGGATTTACCCAAGGAGATAATATTTCAACACTATGGACTGACGGCATTGAGTCGGCAACTGTGTTTGTTGAAAAGGGTAAAATTAAATTTACGGTGCCTTTAGATGCACCTGATAAACTATTTTATATTAGTAAAGACGATGTTAATACTAGTGGCTTAATTAATATTTTTAATATTTTAGAAAATACAGAAATTAATGTAGAAGAAGAAATATTACAAAAGAAGACATACCAAACAAGAACAGATGTAGAACTTTCAAACGGTATGTTAGTAGAATTTTTAGGAGATGTTACACCTGCAAAATATGCTCAAGGTACTTGGTATGTTGAAGGTGTGGGAGATTCTATTAACTTAATTGCTAAATCAGATCTTGAAATTACAGGACCTTATAGTGAAAGTGTTTTTGTACCTTTTGATAGTGATAATTTTGACAAACTTCCGTTTGGTCAAGCACTAAACTATCCTAAGGATAAAGATTATATCACAATTAATCGAGCGGCAATTGACGGAAACCCTTGGACCAGACATAACAGATGGTTTCATAGATCAGTAATTGAAACTGTTGCTAGAGAAAATGGCACTCCAATTGATATTGATCAATCAGCAAGGGCAACAAGACCAATTATCGAATTTGATGCAGGATTAAGACTTTACAATTTTGGATCTAAATTTAAAACAAATGTTGATTTAATTGACGACAAGACTATTGATGTATTTTCATTAATTGAAGGTTCGATTGGATATAACATTGATGGTATTGATTTAGCAGATGGTTTGCGTATTCTATTTACAGCAGACCCAGACCAGCGTGTTAATGGTAAGATTTATAAAGTTAAATTTATCGATCATAACAGTATACGTCAAATTGCATTACAAGAAGAGTCAGATACAGATCCATTAACAAACGAAACTGTTTTGATTAAAGCAGGTATTGAAAATCAAGGCAAAATTTATTGGTACAATGGAACCAAGTGGATTAAAGCACAAGAAAAGATTTCTGCAAACCAACCACCATACTTTAATTTGTATAGTTCTTCAGATGAAAATTTTGATAGTTATATATCAACTACATTTAAAGGAACAAAACTTTTTAGTTATAAAGTTGGAACTGGTACTAACGATAGTGTGCTAGGATTTCCGTTAAGTTATAGAAACATTGAAAATAGTGGAGATATACTTTTTAACTTTGATCTGTTAAATGACGAATTTACATACCAAGTAAATCAAGTTCAATATACTCAAAAAACAGATACTACTACTTTAAGAAAGTATACAGATTTAAACACTTATGAAAATGTAAGTGGTTGGAAAAAAGCAACAACAGAAAGTCAGCAAAAAGTTATTCGTCAATATGTTGTTGAAGGTCAAAAAAATAACTTTGCTATCGATGTTTATAATCGCAGTGGAGATCTTAACGAACTAGAAGTTAGTGTTTGGGTTAACAATGAGCGTAGAGCAGATTGGGAAATTAACAGAGAAAACGGTGTTGCATATATTACGTTTACTAACGATCTTACAACCGGTGATAATATTATTTTACGCTGTACTAGTGAAGCAGATAAAAACAGTAATGGCAAATATGAGTTTCCAATTAACTTACAAAACAATCCGTTGAATCAAAATATTGTTAACTTTACATATGGTGAAGTTAATGATCATGTTAATAGCATTATTGAAAATGTTAATGAGTTTTCAGGAGTGTTTCCTGGAGTTAGTAATTTAAGAGACTTAGGCCAACTTTCAGAATACGGTACTAAGTTTACTCAACATAGTGGTGCATTACCTTTAGCAATTTATCATATTACTAATAAAGATTTTAATATGGTTAAAGCCATCCGTTATGCTAGAAAAGAATATGCTAAGTTTAAACGATCATTTATTAACATTGCTTCAAATTTAGGTATTGATGGATCTGCAAGAACTTTAGTAGATAAGATTATTGAAAAATGGCAATCGGACAAATCAAAACAGTCAGCATTTTATTGGACTGATATGATTGGTAACGGCGCGAAAAAAGTTCGCGAGTTTAATGTTGTTGATACAGGTAATAGGTTTTACAGTTTAACAACTCCGTTTAGTTTATTAGATATTAGTGCAAAAGCAGTTTACGTTTACAAAAACGATCAACAACTAATGCACAGTGTAGATTATACATTTACAGATGAAGGATTTATTCGTTTAGAAGACAGTTTAGAAATTGCAGTTAACGATGTAATTACAATTTACGAATATGAATCAACTGATGCTTCATATATTCCGCCAACTCCAACAAAATTAGGATTATGGCCATTACATTTTCCTGTAAAATATACTGACAACACTTACAGAACTCCGCAAGTTGTTATTAAAGGACACGACGGTAGTATTATAAAGGCATACGGAGATTATAGAGATGATGTTATTCTTGAATTAGAAAAACGAATCTATAATAATATTAAAGTTCAATACGATAAAGATATTTTTGATATTGATAGTTTTGTAGGCCATCGTTCAAGAGAAACTCAATTTACTAAAAATAATATCGATGATATTATTATTACAGACTTTATCGAATGGTTAAGCATTGCAGGCGATCCTGATTATACAGATTTTAGTTTTTATGACAGAGAGGATTCATTTACTTGGAATTACTCTATTATGTCAGATCCAGATGGAAAGCCATTAAATGGTTTCTGGCGTAGTGTTTATAATGAATATCTAAGTACAGATACTCCGAATACAACACCTTGGAAAATTTTAGGGTTTGTTGAAATGCCGACTTGGTGGACAGAAGTATATGGTCCAGCCCCGTACACAAAAGAAAACTTAATTCTTTGGGAAGATTTAGAAGTAGGCAGGGTTAGAGAACCTAATAAGCCAATTAGATATCGTCCTAATTATGCACGTAAAGATCTTACAAAATACGTTCCAGTAAATTCACAAGGACAATTAGTAAGTCCGTATGAAAGTGGATATGCTAGAGGACTTATTGCTCCTGATACAAATAAAGCATTTGTGTTTGGCGACGAAGCACCAACTGAAACAGCATGGCGCAGAAGTTCAGAATTACCGTTTGCATTAATTAATGCTTGGCTAATTTGCCAACCAGCAAAAGTTATTGGAACAGGATTTGATAGAGCAAGAATAGTTCGCTCTGCGGCAAATGAACTCATTTATAATACAAGCAATAAACGTCTTACACCAACAGATATTATATTCCCTAATACAGCGGAATCACAAACTCGTGTTACTACTGCTGGATTGGTCAACTATATGTTCAATTACATTAATGCAGATGTTACAAAGTTAAATGAAACATATAGTGAACAAGTAAAAACTATCGGAGTACAACTAGGATTTAAAATGGGAGGCTTTAGCACTCCTGCTAAGTTTAAGTTGTTACTAGACTCAAGAACACCTAGCAATAAAGGTAATGTTTTTATTCCTGAAGAAAACTACAAGATTTTCTTTAACGTTTCAACACCTATTGATACTGTTTCATACAGTGGTGTTATTATTGAAAAGAATGCTTCGGGTTTTGTTGTTAAAGGATATGACAGAAGTCGTCCATACTTCTTATATAATAAACCAATTGACCGTGCTTCAGATCCTGTAGTTAATATTGGCGGAGTAAGCGAACCATTCCTTGAATGGCAAAATGGCGAGCAGTATAGAGTTGGTCAAATTGTCCGCAACGGCGACAACTTCTTTAGAGTAAAAGTAACACACACTGGTGCTGGATTTAATTTAGATAACTTTACTAGACTAGCAGAGTTACCAATTGAAGGCGGCGTTGAAGGTGTTATTAGAAGAAACTTTGAACTTGATGCGACACAATTAAAGTACGGAACATTAATGCGTACACCTCAAGAAGTTATCGACTTCCTATTAGGATACGGACAATGGTTAGAATATAAAGGGTTTTCTTTTGATAATTTTAATCGTGAAATTGAAACTATTGAAAACTGGGAACTAAGTGCTAGGGAGTTTTTATTCTGGACCACACAGAACTGGAGTTCAGGTGCATTACTTACACTTTCACCTAGTGCAAGCAATTTAAAATTTAGTAAAGACTATGCAGTTGTTGATAACATCTTTGATAATTTTTATGATTATACATTATTAAAAGCAGATGGACAAAAATTAAGTGAAAACTTTGCTAATACTATTAGAACAAATCAAAACGAATTTGGATTAAAACTTAAAAATACTGCTGATGGAATATACTTTTTAAAACTTCCATTAGTACAAAAAGAACACGTTGTATTAATTGATAATACAACAGTCTTTAATGATACAATTTATAGTCCAGCATCTGGTTATAGACAAGCACGTATTAAAGGTGTTGGCTATCGTACTAGCGGTTGGAATGGAAGTTTTGATGTTCCTGGCTTTACGTACAATGATGTTAGAATTAAAGACTGGGAAGAAAATACTGATTATGCTATTGCTGATATTGTAAAGCATAAAACATTTTATTATAGTGCTAAAAAGAAAATTCCAGGAAGTTTAAATTTTGATGATACAGAATGGTACAGATTACCTCAAGAACCTAAATCAGAACTTATTCCAAACTTTGATTATAAAGCAAATCAGTTTGCAGACTTTTATGATCTTGATACTGACAACTTCGATAGTGAACAACAACGTATTGCACAACATTTAATTGGATATCAAAAGAGACAATATTTAGAAAATATTATTCCTGATCCAGTTAGTCAATATAAATTCTATCAAGGATTTATTCAAGATAAAGGTACACAAAATAGTTTAAGTAAATTGTTTGATGCTCTGTCTAATACAGAAAATTCAAGTTTAGAATTTTTTGAAGAGTGGGCATTTAAAGTAGGTCAATATGGAGCAAGCGGTGGCTTTGAAGAAGTTGAATATTTAATTGACGAATCAAAGATGCGTTTACAGCCACAGCCATTCCAGTTGGTACAAAATATAGATCCACAAGCAACAGACTTAGTATATAGATATGCTAAAAATGATGTTTATTCTAAACCTGAAAATTATAATCATACACCATTCCCAACTAAAGATTTAAGCGATTCAGATTCGTATATTAAAACTGCTGGGTATGTTGCTGAAGATGATATTGATTTTAAATTTACAAACTACGATAGTATTTTAGACTTTTCTGTAAAATCAGTTTCAGTAGGTCAGTATGTTTGGGTTAGTAAACGTGGACAATCGTGGGACGTTTTACGACAAACTGAAACACCATTCAAGGTTAAAAGTATTATTAATAGTGATAGTTCAAGTTCTATTGAGATTGAACTTAATAGAGTCCCGCAATTTGAAAAAGATGACATTATTGGTGTACTAGGAACAATACCAGATTCAGAAAGATTTTATAAAGTTAAACGAGTAAGTCTTAATATTGTATATGCTGAAACTACAGGAGAAGTACCTGACGTTCCAGAAGCAAACGGATTCCTTGTTAAACTTAACTCAGTAAGAGTTCCGTCATTGACAGATGTTAATGCAGTTGTTACCCGAGATAATTATTCAGCAAATGAGCGTGTTTGGGTTGATTCAGATGAAGTTAACCGTTGGACTGTTTTAGAGAATACAAACAATTATAAATTAAATCAAAAAAGTTATAATGCTACACTCGATGGAGTGTTTGGCAGTGATACTAGACGTTTTGGATCAAGCATTTCTGCTAACGATATTAACACAGTAGTTGCCGTAGGTGTTCCTAATCCTACTAACACTAGTTTAGGTAGAGTAGACATTCACTATAGAGCGGCAGAAAACTTGAATATGATTCAATCACAAGTACTTGACTGTCCTCCAAACTTGTTTACAGGTGGCGAAAGTTTTGGTAGTTCTACAGCAGTAAGCACTGACGGTAAGTTTATTGTAGTTGGAATTCCTTATGCTGGCAATGTTAAAACAACATACAAAGGTACATTTGATCCTGTTTCAACATATCAACAAGATGACATTGTACAGTATACTAATCAATTCTGGAAAGCAAAAACAACAGTATTTCCAAGTGATGACAGTTTAGCATATCCAAGTTTTGCATCTCATGTTAACGCAGTTGTCGGTACAGATGACGACGGAGTCTATGATAACCTTTGGTTAATTTTACGAGGAAACTTTACATTCCAAGAAGAAGTAACTGATCACGTTTTAATTAGAGCCCAATCAGTTCAATACGAAGGAAGTGCAGTTGGCGACAAATTACAGTTAATTTGGAACTCTAAAAATACTAGATATCCATCAGGTGTTAATCCATTTAATGACAGCAATATATTATCATCAGACTTCTTTACAGGAGAACACATCATTGAAGAAAAGGTTGATGATATACTATTAGTTGACAATACACAAGCAATTCCAGATATTGGAGAAACAATTAGTAGTGATATTGCATTAGGTATTGTTGTATACAAATATACAACTGGTGACAATAGAACACTTATCTATGTTAATGAAACAAATGGCGATTTTGCAGATGAAGGTACATTAACAGTTGGCGATATTAATATCGGTAGTTACGAACGTGCAGTACAACAACCTAATGATGATCTTGCAGGTTGGTGGAAAATTCCAGTCGGTCAGACATTTAACGTAACACAAACTATTGAAACTAAACCATATTTAATTGTTCAAGACATTATTAAACAAGCAGAAGTTCGTACAGTTAATTATTGGGAAAATGTTTATAACATTGTAGATGACGCTGATCCTGGAGTTCCGTCATATATTGAAACATTAACATGGAATAGTGAAGCAGGATATGAAATCTCAGACAAGTGGGTATTCAGATTACCTAAAACACTTGAAAATGATATTACAGCACCGAACGATGAATTTCAATTTTGGTTTAATGAATATCGTAATGCAGATGGAATTGTACAAGAGCCATCAGTTATTGCTCCTGAATTAGACCACGATTATCTGAATAGAACAACTCACAGAGTTTATGATATCTGGGACGGTTGGGCGAATGTAAACTTAACTAACTTTGATAATAGTGGTTCGCCAACACCAGGCGATCCTGACTACAATCCCAATTATGGTAATCCGTATATTCCAGTTGTTGGCGATATTGTAAGAGATAACGATACTCTTGCAACAGGTGAAGTCATGTATGTCGAAAAGGTGTTTAATAACTTAAGACTCTTCCTTAGAAATACAACAGGAACATGGAAGAAAGGTAGTGAATTTGGGAACATTTCAAGTTTAAGTATAGTTGAAGGTTCACAAGGTGCAGGAACTATTAGACTTGTTGGTACTACAATAGGAGTATATTTAACAAACAATACAGTGGGTCCACTTATTGTTATTGATAGAGGCGAAAACCTTACTCCAGGAAGTACTAGAACATTACAAAATTTTGAATACTGGGTTTATAAACAAACAGTAATACAAGGTTCTCCAAGAGAGGCAAATCCACCTTCATTATCAAATAATGATTGGACTAGAGTCTATAACATACCTGTAACTGAAACAGGGATAGCAAGCGGACTTGTGCGTCAAGGAGCATATGCAGTTTACGAAAGAAATGCTAGTAACTTCTATGTATTAACAAACGTCTATACAATGCCAGATAGTACTAACTACAAACATCTTGGAGCAACTATAGATTTAATTACTCGACCAGATGGAAGTCGTGCAATTTATATTTCAAGTAAGGGTAATAACACATTTGCAGAACCTGGTAGAATTAATATTATTAATTACGATGAGTCACTAGGCTGGCAATTAGGTTCAGATGAAAACTATCGTGGAGAACACGATCCGACTATTACATATTACGAAGGTGAATATGTAAAATATGCAGAAGAAATTTATCAAGCAACTACTAATGTTTTACCTAGAGCATTTAATTTAGCAGACTGGGTGTTAGTTGAAACAGGCGTTGACTTAAACGGATACATTCCTAACAATACAGGATTTATTGTTGGCAATGATAGTGCATTAGAAACTTCTAATCTATTACAGTTTGGATCAAATTATGATGTAAGTAAAAACGGACACGTATTAGCATCAGTAGTTAAGTATGGCGATCAAGTTGACAGTGCATTAAGTACTCCTAAACTTGCGATTTACAGATTAATTAACGGACAGTTCCTTTGGGATCAGTTAGTTGATTCGGAGAAAGTAGATATTAACTACGGATCAAGTGTTGCTGTTTCTGATGATGGCAAATTTATTGCTGTAGGTGCAACTAATTGGAGCACAACTTATACAAATGCTGGTGCAGTTTATCTATATGAATCAATTCACGGAACATTTAGTCTAGTACAAACACTAACTGGTCCAAAAGGATTACCAAATGAAAAGTTTGGTTCTAAAGTAAAATTTAGTGGAGACAGATTAGTTATTACATCATCAGGCGGAGATTCAACAAGCATAACAGAATTTGATGCAAACTTAACATTATTTGATAACGGAACAACGTTGTTTAATACAACACTTACTGATACAGGTGAGATATTTGTATTTGAATTAACAGGAAATAGATATGTTTATGCTGATAAAATTAAAAACTCAGATCCAAATGTTGTATACTTTGGTGAAGTATTAGCAGTTAGCAATAATCACATTTATGCAGGATTACCTACTTACTTAAACGAAGAAGAAAATAGTTCTCCGGGCGCAGTATTTGATTATAGAAGCCCTTCAACAGGTAAGTTATGGACAAGAAAGCGTCAAGCAAGACCAGTTGTTGATGTTAACAAAATTAAAAGTGTTAGTATTTACAACAAACAAACTAATGTTGTAGATGAGTATCTTGATTATATTGATCCGCTACAAGGAAAAATTGCCGGACCGGCAGAAGTTGAATTATCATATAAAACTACATATGATCCTGCAAGTTATAATATTGTAGATGATAGTGTAGTAGGGGTAGTTAAAGATGCTACTATTTTTAATACAGTTGATATAGTTGGTAAACTATGGTGGGATATTGATGCTGTAAGATTTATTAATCCTTATAGTAATACTGGAAATATTTTTAGTGTTACAAATCAGTTTAATACAATTTTTCCAGGTACTGAAGTTGAAATTTATGAATGGGTAGAGACAACATTATTACCAAGCGAATGGGACGAAGATGCAGATACAGAAGAAGGACTTACACGTGGTATTAGCGGAAAATCTAAATACGGCGACAGTGTATATTCAACTAGAAGAGTATATGACGAACCTGCACAAAAGTTTACAAATTACAATTATTTCTGGGTAAGAAATAAAAAAACAGTTCCAGATGTACCAGGTAGATCAATTAGTGGTGCCGATGTTCAAGAATTAATTAGAGATCCTAATGGTCAAGGATACAAATATGTAAACTTATTAAGAGATAATGAGTGGGCGTTACATAATTTAGGATCAAGTATTACAGGAAAAGATAGTGTTATTAAATTTAGTTATTGGACTATTGATAACCTTGAACAGAATATTCATAATCAGTATAATATTATTACTGATGGACTTGGTACAAGTATTCCTAAATCAGACTTAGAAGAAAAATGGTTTGATAGTTTAATTGGGTTTGACAAACAAGGTAGAGAAATTCCTGACAGACAGTTAGGAAATCAAGACAAATACGGAGTACTAAACAACCCACGACAAACTATGTTTGTTAACAGAGTTGAAGCACTTAAACAAGCAATTGAAAGAGTAAACATTGTATTAAAACAAAATGTATTAATTGATGATTTTGATTTATCAGATCTAGATAGTAATGATCCTAAACCAACCCTAGCATCAAGACTTTATGATTTGACAATTGATACAGATTTAGAACTTCAATATGTTTCAGTTAGTAAAGTAAGAACTGCACAACTTAATGCAACTATAATTGATGGTAAATTAATTAGAGTAGATATTGTTGACGGAGGAAGAGGCTATAAAACAAATCCAACAGTAGAGTTTGTTACTACAGCAGGAGAAAATGCTGAAGTTGCTCTTGAAATTAACAGCATTGGATCGGTTATTAGTGCAACAGTAATTAATCAAGGTTCAAATTACAGCAGTACAGACGTAATTACCGTACGTAAGTTTTCTGTGTTAGTTAATACAGACACTTCTTATGCTAATAGATGGTCAGTTTACGAGTACGTTGGCGGCAATTATCCGTGGAATAGAATTATTAGTCAAAGTTATGATGTAAGAGATTATTGGAGTTATGATAATTGGTATGCAGAAGGTTATAATGAATTAACTAAAGCAGATTTCGTAATTGACGAAACATACGAATTAGAATCGTTAGATGACGTTTATGGTCAAATTGTAAAAATTAACAATGTAGGTTCCGGCGGCTGGTTACTTTTACGTAAAATTGACGAACAAGTAAATGTTGATTATACTATTAACTATGAAACAATCGGTAGAGAAAATGCTACAGTACAACTATCTAAAGCATTGTACGATTATAGCGATGAATTAGTTGGTTATGATAGTTTTGGATATGATGATAGTGCGTTTGATTTAATACCAGTTCAAGAATTAAGAATTATACTGTCATCATTACGTGATAAAATATTTGTTGATGACTTAGCAATTCATTATAATGAATTATTCTTTGCACAAATGCGTTATATTTTAAGTGAACAACCATTTATTGATTGGGCATTTAAAACTTCATTTGTTAAAGCAAAGCATAATGTTGGTAAACTAAGAAAAGACATTACATTTAATAATGACTTCTTAGAAAGTTATGAAGAATATGTAAAAGAAGTTAAACCTTATAAAACTAAAATTAGAGAATACTTATCAACATATGAAGGTGATGATAATACTCAAACAATCGTTACTGATTTTGATTTGCCACCTTACTATAGTGATGCTAGAGGAAAAATTGTTCCTGTAGATACTAGAGTAGTAAATGATACTGTACAAGTAAACGGTATCACATCTTATCCACAAAAGCACTGGTTAGAAAATGTAAGTTTTAAAATTAAAGAAATTAATATTTACGAAGCAGGTTCGGGTTATCTAAATGCACCATCAGTTGAAATATCCGGCGGCGGCGGCACCGGCGCTGTTGCTGAAGCGTACATTGGTAAAAACGGATCTATATCTGAGATTAGAATTACTAATCCGGGTACAGGATATATTTCAGCACCTACTATTACTTTAAATGGTTCTCCAGGAGATAACGGAACAGTTGCTAAAGCAAGTGCAGTTATTGGAGATTCAAATTTACGTGCTACACACTTAGCCGTTAAGTTTGATAGAGTAACTGGTGCGTTCTTTATAACAACACTTGATGAAACAGAAACATTTACTGGAACAGGCGGAAGATATAAATTTACTTTAAAATGGCCAGTAGATTTAAGAACAAATAAAATTAAAATTACTATCGGAGACGACGAAATACTGTCAAGAGATTATACTATTACTAATGTTAATGACAGTAATGGTAGAACACATGATAGAAAAATAGGCCAAATTGTTTTTAATACTCCTCCTGCTAATAACAAAACTATAACAATTGAGTATTTTAAAGATATATCATTATTAACTGCGGCAGATAGAATTAACTTATTCTACAATCCAACTACAGGACAGTTAGCAAATGACTTAGGGCAATTACTTGACGGCATTGACTACGGTGGTGTTCAAGTTAAGAGTTTCAACTTTGGCGGTGGCTCGGGTTGGAGTGCAGATTCGTGGTTTACTTCTGCATATGATACATATGATAATACATATGAAGATGAAGTATTCCGTTTAAGTGATGACAGTACAAAAATTTACGACTTTGCTAAAGCATTAGAAACAGGTATTGAATATAATGTTTATAAAAATGGTATAAGAATTGATGATCCTAACTTTGGAACAGGAAATCCTGTTACAAATCCAAATGCAATCATCCAAAGTATTACTGGAGCAAGCCAAACAGGATTTATTTTAACTGATGATGGTACTATTGTTGAGTCTACGGTAATCAAATTTGATGAAGAGATTTTACCAACACAATCAGGCGATGTAATTGTTATTCGCAAAAATACATCAGACGGTTCGTTTATTCCTGATCCAAGAGCATATGATACATTAATTACCGGCGGTGACTTAGCATATGCAACTGCTTCAGGTATAAATCCAGAAGATATTGTTATCGACGGTGACGGATTTGTTACACCTACAACATCTAAAGGACCAGAGGAACTTATTCCTGGACAAGTTCTTGATACATTAGATATTAAAGTATACGATAGAGTTGGTGAAGGCGGAAGTAGAATTGAAAGTGTAGCATATGTTGGAGATAATGTTACAAAGATATTTAACTATGATGGTCAACCACAAAGTAAGTTTGCTATTTTTGTTAAAGTAAACAACATTGTTAGAACAGATTATACAGTAGATTATAAAAACAAAACAATAACATTTACTTCAGCACCAGCAATTAATAGTTCTGTAAACATTATTACAATGAGCGGCAATGGTGAGGAAATATTAGATCTAGATACATTTACTGGAGACGGCTCAACAATTCAATTCCTTACAAGAGTTGACTGGAAAGATGAACTTAACAGTTTAATCACAGTTAATGGCGAGAAAGTTGATTATATTTTAGAAACAACAGACAGTTCATATGATACTGCTAACAAAGTTGCAATTACATTTGGTCAAGCACCGGCTGAAGGTGCAGTAATTAATTATGGAATTTATGCAAGTAACGCACAAACATTTAGTGAAATTAAAACTGATAATATTAGATCAGATGGAAGTACATCAACATATGAATTAAGTTTAACTCCATTTAGTAGTTTACCAGCAAGTCATAACTTAATTGTTAGAGTTGGTGATAACATTCTTAACGCAGGATACAACGAATCATTTATTATTGATGACAGAGTAGAATATGCATTACGTAACTGGCAACAACCAGGCGGTACATTAGGTGCTAATGATATCTTAGTATTATTGAACGGCGTAGAACTTACATATACTATAGATTATATTTTCCGTCCTGCAAACTCTAGTGTTGAAATTTTTGAAAACGTTAAAGTTCCTGGAGCAAGACTAGATGTGTATGTAACTGTTGACGGAGAATACACAGTAAGTGGAAATACAATTACACTTAACACAGTTCCACCTGAAGACGAAATTTTTAGAGTAACACATTTTAGTAGACACGATATTCAAGAAATTGATCGTAAAAATTATGACATTGTAACAAGAACTACACTAAACTTTGAAAGTGCTGGCGATATTGAATACAATCATTTGAAAGCAGGTCTAATTAAACTTGAGAGACAAACTATTGATGCTGAGTATGTTTGGATTATTGTTAATGGAAAGATTCAAACACCTAGTGTTGATTATAAAGTAACAAATGACAGATTCTTTGTGCGTATGGCAACACCGTTAAATGAAAACGATGCTGTTGAAGTAATTCAGTTTGCTGAATCAGGACCAACAGTTTCTAAGTTTGGATTTAGACAATTTAAAGATATGTTGAATAGAACAGTTTATAAACGTTTAGGTGATGTGAATAAGTATAGACTACAAGCAGATTTAAAACAGTTTGACAAAGAAATTTTAGTTGAAAACGGTGAAACCATGTTTATACCTGATAAAGCCAATAATGTTCCAGGTGTTATATTTGTTAACGGCGAGCGTATTGAATATATGGTTAAAGACGGTAACAGTTTACAACAGTTACGTAGAGGTACATTAGGTACAGGTGTTAGAGACATTCATAATGTAGGAGACGAGTTGTTTGATCAGGGATTCCAACAAACAATTCCATACCAAGATAAAACATTAGTTAATACATATGAAGGTGATGGCACTACATCAGAATTTACACTAGATTGGACTCCGGCTAGTGTTAATGAATTTGAAGTATTTGTTGGTGGCAAGCGTCAACGCAAGAATGCTATGTATATGTTTGACCCAACGGTTGATCAAGATTCACCAGAAGGTGACGTATTGCAACCAGCGCAATATAGCATTTTAGGTAATACAATGACGCTATTAACTGCACCAGCAGATGGAGTTCGAATAACAGTAATTAGAAGGGTTGGAAAAGTATGGAATGACCCTGGAAAAACACTAGGTAAGACAGAAAATGCTATCGCACAGTTCTTAAGAGCGGAAGAGGTTGACTTACCTAAATAAATACAATGTAGGAAAACACAAATGACAGATAATTTATTAGATAAAAACGGAGTGTTAGTGCAGGGTCATATTAAGATATATAACCCCGAGACTAGCGAAATTTACATTGATAAGCGCAATGCAATTCACTATGAGAATATGAGTATTGCACTTGCTGAATCATTGGCCAACGCAGGACAGGGATTTGTATACGAAATGGCATTTGGGAACGGTGGTACTAGTGTTGATCCTACAGGCATTATTACATACTTAACACCAAATAGCACTGGTACAAATGCTTCATTATACAACCAAACTTATAAAAAGGTTGTTGATGACAGATCAGCAAATAACGTAGATCCAAATAGAAACAAAATTGAAACACGACACGTTACAGGCACTAGTTATACAGATATCTTAGTAAGTTGTTTGTTAGACTACGGTGAACCAAACGGGCAAGAAGCAAACGATACTGCTACTAATACAGAAAGTTCATTTGTATTTGACGAACTAGGATTAGTAAGTTATAGTCCAACTGGTGACGGCAAACTTCTTACACACGTTATTTTCCATCCTGTACAAAAGTCGTTAAACAGATTAATTCAAATTGATTATACAGTTAGAGTACAATCATTAACTGGTTTTAACGAGGGGTAATTAGATGGCATATACTATTAACTACACTGACATTACTAATAAAGGTAGTATAGTCATTGAGGATAACACAGTTGATACGTCAACTAGTTTAAGTATCCCAGGAAGATTTACTACTGATTACGGTACGTTAATTGGTCAAAACTTTTTACAACTATTAGAAAACTTTTCAAATACAACAGCACCACAAAGACCAGTAGAAGGTCAGTTATGGTATGATACATCTATCGGTGTTAACATTCTTAAAATTTATGACGGCACTAACTGGATTGAAGCCGGAGGATTAAAAAGAGGTGAGTCAGCACCAGATGTTGCTAATTCAGTTGCTGGAGATTTATGGGCAGATACAGACAATCAACAGTTATATTTGTATACAGGTTCAGGTTGGATTTTAGTTGGTCCAGAATTTAGTGACGGTTTAGCCGCAGGTGTTCGACCTTCAACATTAACAGGAACAGACAACGTTAATTATACAGCACTTAAAGTTGAAATAGGCGGCAAAGTACTTGCCATTTATGCTACAAGTGCATTTACTCCAAAGGCAACAATACAAGGATTTAGTTCGCTGAAGGCAGGCTTTAATATGAGTTCTGCTGATATTACTGGCGCTGGTGTTGCAAAGTATTACGGTATTGCAGAAAAAGCAGAAAGTTTAATTATTGCTGGAGAGGCTAACCCTGTTTCAGCAGAAAATTTCTTAAGAGGCGATAAAGAGTCAATTTCTTCTAAAGGATTAATTATTAGAAATAACTCAGGTGTACAAGTTGGAAGTGATGCAGTTGTTCAAATTGGTATTGAAGGACAGAATGCAATTATTTCAAATAATACTTCTGGTGCAAACATTGACTTAAGAATTAATAATGCAGGTAACCTACAACCTGTTATCAGAATTGACTCAACACAAAAAGTTGGTATTAATAACTTATCACCAGCAGAAGCATTAGACGTAACTGGTAATGCTATTATTAGTAACAACCTTATTATTAATGGAATTGCAGAAGCAGTTAATATTTCAACAGGTGCTATTACAACAAAAGGCGGACTTGGTGTTGCTAAGAGTGCAAGGATTGGAAATGAATTAGAAGTAGGATCAACCGCAACGTTTGGCGGATCACTACTTCCAGATACATCAAACACAAGAAGCATTGGATCTGCAATATTAAAATTTGCAGAAGTTAATGCAAATACTTTTAAAGGTAACTTAGTAGGTAATGTAACTGGAACAGTTACAGGACGTTCAGGAAGTTCAGATAAACTTGCTTCAAGAACAACATTCCAAGTTACAGGTGACGTAACTGCTCCGAACATTATTTTTGACGGACAGTATACAGCACCAGGCGAAACTACACTAGTTAAAACATTTGATATTAGTGTTAATAGTACATTTGTTACTAATAAGCCAAACGTTCCAACATCGAGATTTGATGACGAACTTTTAATTAATAGACTTAATGACGAAAATGGTAGCGGAACAGGTCTTAAAAAAATATCAAGAAGTAACTTGTTTAGTGCATTACCAGTTAATCCAGTTGGAATGATAGTTCCATATGCAGGAGATAACAGTACAGCATCAGATTTAAATGGATGGTTATTATGTGACGGTAGAGAAGAATTTATTGTTGATTGGCCTCAATTGTATGAAATTATCGGAACAAAATATAAAGCAAATCCGGCGTTAGGTAAATTTGCATTACCAGACTTACGTGGTAGATTCCCGCTAGGCCAAGACAACATGGGTACACAACAAGGATCAGCAAATAGAGTTACTGATGCTAACGCTGATACACTTGGCGGCACAGCAGGATTTGAAAAGAAACCAATTAAAGTTGAAAACTTACCAGAACACGAACACGATTTACGTGGACCAAGTGGTACACAATATTACGTATCACGTGATGTTCAAGGTGCACCAGTAGATGCAGATGCTACAGTAGCCGATGCTCCAACAGGAACAAATGCAGGACAGAAGTTTCCATTCTCAGGAGGCGTGGTAAGTACAACAACAGTAGGACAAGATTTTGATATTATGAATCCTTACCTGGCTGTTAACTATCTAATTTACGCGGGGGCAAAATAATGGCATATCAGATTAACAAAACGAATGGTGATTTATTAGTAGAACTAGTTGATGGACAACTTAATACACAAACAACAGATATTTCTCTAATTGGTCGTAACTATTCAGGCTTTGGTGAATCTATTAATGAAAACTTTGTCAAGATGTTGGAAAACTTTACCAACACACAAGCACCTGCTAATCCTTTAACTGGACAATTATGGTACGACTCAAGCGAGTCACGTTTAAAATTATATGACGGCGCACAATTTAAAAGTGCCGGCGGACCTATTGTAAGTCCAACACAACCACAAATGGTTACAGGTGATCTTTGGATCGACAATTTAAACAACAAGTTATATTTCTATGATGGAACTGATTTAGTTCTTGTAGGACCTCCATATGCAAGTTCAGAAGGACTGTCGGGATTTTCAACCGAAACAGTTCTTGATAATACACAAAGTAACAGAACAATAGTAAAATTAAATGTAGGAGGTACAACAGAAGCAGTACTTTCTAATATTAGATTTACTCCAGATTCAAGTAATACTATTAATGGCATTAACGGCGCAGTTGAAAAAGGAATTAATATAATTAATGACGATTTTAAATTCCACGGAACAGCAACGTCAGCAGATACTATTATTAATGCACAAGGTATTAAGAAAAACGCATCACAGTTTTTACCTACAGATGCTAATGGTGTAACCAATGGAACAATTACTACTATTAATAACGGTGGTATTACAATTGGTCCAGAAGATAATATTGTTATTAAAATTGTAAATAACCAAACATTAATTGAAAATACAGTTCGTGATAGAAACTTAGAAATTAAAGTTAGAAAAGCAACAGGTTCCACAAGTGCAATTAAAGTTAATACTGCAAATAGTTATATAGGAATTTTTAATAATAATCCTCAAGCAACATTAGACGTTGGCGGTGATGTAAAAATTGCCGGTAACCTAACTATATCTGGCGAAACATTCCAAACAGATGTAGAAAACATGAGGATTCAGGATAAAAATATTGAACTTGCTATTGCAAGTGATAGTACATTATTAACAGATCCAGAAGTTGATAATGCTGGTTTTATTGTAAAAGCAACTCCGAACGATAAAGAGTTACTTTGGAAAAATACAACTAATTCTTGGACATCAAATGTTTATTGGGATTCAGACCTAGGGTACAAGTTAAACGGTAACACAGTGTTTAGTGGTACAGAAATGACTTACATTGCAAGTGCTCCTGATTTAACATCAGTTGGTACCCTTACTAACTTGAATGTAGATAATGTTAACATTAACGGAAACTTAATTTCATCAGTTGTACAACCTTTACAATTAACAAGTGCAACAGCAATTATTGAAATTGTTGATAGCAAAATAATTAGAGGATTAGGAACACCGGCACAAGATACAGATGCGGCAACAAAACTTTATGTTGATAATGCAATTGATAACGAAGGTGTAGTACTGGCATTAAACATTACTGGATTAGGATATGATCCAGCACAAGGTGGCGGAGCAACATTTGCGGCAAAAATTACAACATTGTTAGAAGAAATTGTTCCAGCAAGTACAAAGATTAATGGAGTTCAAGCAAAGATTCATGCAACAGATCAAACATCAGCATCAGCATTGTTTACTGCAAGTGATCTAAACACTGCATTAGAAGAGTCAACAGTTGAAGTTGATCATACTGTTTCAGCAAGTTCAAATCTTATTACGAGCATTATTAAAGGTACAACAACTACAATTACTACTAATGGTGTTCACAAATACACAGCAGGTAGACAAATTGATATTACAGGTGCTACAGTAAATAGCGGTACACCTATGGCTTCGCTAACTGGAACATTTACAGTAGACAGTGTATTGTCAACTACTGAAGCAATTATTTCTGCAAACACAAGTGGTGAAGCAGGAACATACGATGCTAATTCAGCAACAGCAACTAGAGTTTCTGAAGTAGGTAATGAGAACGAAAGTGTACTTAAAGACGTAGAATTTAGTGATGTTAACGGTGCAGTTAGTTTAACTGTTTCAAGATACAAACTAATTTGTACAGTAAACGGGGGCGTATGGACTTATACTAGCGGACAAAGTTCTGCGGTATAACGATAAATATATACAATAAAGGGGTTAGAAACTATGGCATATATTATTAATAAAACCGACGGTTCGCAGATTGCGGTAGTTGAAGACGGTACAGTCGATCAAACTACTAGTCTTAAACTAGTTGGTAAAAACTATGCTGGTTACGGTGAAATCCAGAACGAAAATTTCGTTCATTTACTAGAAAATTTTTCAAGTGCAAATTCACCATCCAGAGCAATAGCAGGTCAAATTTGGTTTGATTCAGGAGTAAGCAAACTAAAATTTTATGACGGCACAAAATTTAGAACAACTGGCGGTGCTGAAGTAAGTTCTTCACAACCATCAGGACTTACTGAAGGTGACTTTTGGTGGGATAATGCAAACAATCAGTTGTATGCAAACACAGGAACAGGTTTTATCCTAATTGGTCCACAATCACAAGGTGATACTTTAACTAGTTTTGTTACTGATACAGTAAGAGATATTTCACAAGCACAACGAACAGTTATTAAAGGTACTGTAAACGATGAAGTAGTTGTTGTACTTTCAGCGTCAGACTTTACGATTGACTCATCCGACCCCGACAATGCCATAACAGGATTTGATGTCATTCATAGAGGTATGACTATGAAGAACACAACAAACGCTACACAAGGTGTTACTTCAACTGCTCATAGATGGTGGGGAACTGCTACTAACTCAGAAAAATTAGGCGGAAGAGATGCAAGCGAATACGTTGTAAGTATTCCGGGACAAGAATCATCATTTACTGAAATTGTAAGATTTAGTGATACAGGCTTTACTGTTGGTGCATCAAATGATTTAAGAGTTTCAATTGAAAATGATAACCAAGGTGTTATTGCAAACGAAGTTGGAACTGTAATTAGATTTAAAGTTGACAACGATCAGTCACAAGTAACAGAACCAATGCAAATTAAAGCAGAAGGTATTGTTCCTGGTGCAAACAACACTTACAACTTAGGTAATACTAATAGCAAGTGGAACAACGTTTGGGCAACAACATTTAACGGTACAGCAACTACAGCAAACGCAATGGTAGTTGGTCAGAATAACAGAACAGCAAGTACTTCGGCTACTGCTGATACAGTTGCAGTTAGAGACAGTCAAGCAAATCTAAATGCAAACCTATTTAACGGTACTGCTACAACAGCACGTTACGCTGACTTGGCAGAGAAATACACAACTGATGACGAGTATCCAACAGGTACTATTATGGCAGTTAGTGATAATGAAGACTCAGAAACTACATGGTGCCAAATTGACGGAATGCCAATTGGTGTTATTTCTGCTAAACCTGCTTACTTAATGAATGCAGATGCAGAAGGTCAAGCGATTGCACTTAAAGGTAGAGTACCAGTAAGAGTTGTAGGACCTGTTAACAAAGGCGACAAACTATACGTAGGTGCTAACGGTACTGCACAAAAAGCCAACGAAGGCGAATTAGTAGGTGTTGCACTAGAGTCTAATGATAGACACGAAGAAAAATTAGTAGAAGTTGTACTAAAAGTTTAAAGGGAAGAAGTAAATGGCAGTTGTAACAGCGGCAAGGTATAATACATTACAAGCAAAGGTGGCTAACGTTTTAGGTAACGGAAGCGGTCAATTTGGATATGGACAAGTGTTAGCAAGTTCACAAGTAGCCGCAGAAACAGTTATCGATTCGACACACATGGCTGATCTGTACACTGATTTAGTTGCAACAAGAGTACACCAAGTTGGAAGTGTTCCACAGTCTATTGCAACAGTAGCGGCAGGCCAAGTTATCGAAGAAGATTCGGCTGATACTGGAACAGGTAGAGGTATTCTTCAATATGAAGATTTAGCAACTACTCTTGAAACAGATAAAGATTTAATTTATACTGTAGATACATCACAAAGCACAATTACTAATAGTAAAACTTCAAGTACTAGAACTACTTCATGGTCTGGTATTGTTGATCATGTTGTTACAGTTACTTTTGCAAGTGCTGATGCACGTAGACACTTCTTTAATGCAGGCGGAGAAATTCGTTTTACAGCAGACTTAGATCCTGATGTTTCAAACGGTAAGAACAACGATTGGAATAACTTATTATCATCAATGGGAACAGTTCTTTTTAAATCAGATGACTGTACTTCAAATGGTACTACTCCAGGAACTCCACAAGGTCTTGGAAACTTTGATTTAACATCAACTTATCAACTTGTATTTCAGAAAGACGGAACTGGTGTATATTCAATGAACGATTATAATATCAAAGCAAAAGAGAATACAACAGCACAAATTGAATTTTTAATTGAATTTAGAGACGACGATGTTGGTTCTGATGCTGGCGACTCAAATAATGATGGCGCAATTAACCCAATTGACGAAAGTGTAACTGGTACATTAGAGAGTGTAGTTGGCGAAAGATTACCAACTGGTCTTTATGTAGCATTAACTAGTCCAACATTTGCTACAACAAATAACTTAACATAAGAATTCCTACTACCTTAGGAACCGTGATGTTGCAAGGCGTCACACTAGAGTCACTTTTTAAGTGACTCTTTTTTTTTGACTGTAAATACAGTACTATGGACGAGAAGTTATCAAAAGCCCTTGAATTTGGCAATTATTCTGCTACACTAGAAAATCAAAAGCGTATGTTACAAGAAAAATTTGTAACAGATACGATTTATTTCTGCGCAGGTGGACAATTTACTATTACTAAAGAACTTATTAATTATTGCCAAACATTACTAGGTAGCGGACAAGAGTCGTTTATATTAATTGATGATAATAGTATTCCTATTGAAATACAAAGTATTGAAAAATTTAAAGAAGAAATTTTTGACAAGTACTTTGTTGCTCTTAATGAATATCATACGTCTTATCAAAAATTAACAAAAAGTAGGTCCGTTGACGGATTAGTAGAATGACAAATGGGATTCTTTTATTTGCATACAATAATGAACAAATAGATTACGTTGCTCAAGCGTGTTATCTAGCCAATCGTGTAAAACAGTACATGAACCTTCCTACTACTTTAGTTACTGATGATAAAGCAAGGGTTGAAAAATATTATAATGGTAATGAAGTATTTGATAACATTATAGAAGTTTCATCTATTAGATATAATAAAAAACGCTATCATGATGGAGCGTTGTCGTTCAAACTTCTTAACTTTAAGAATTTTAATAGAGATAATGCTTATAATGTTTCGCCATACGATCAAACACTAGTACTAGATACTGACTATATTATTTCCAATGACTTATTACTAAGTTGTTTTAATAGTGTTAATGACTTAATGGTTTATTCAAAGAGTCTTGATATTTCGGGATGGAGAGAAGCAGAAGAATTTGATTTAATAAGTGAAACTAGTATAAAATTTTATTGGGCCACAGTTGTGTTTTTTAGAAAAACAAAATCTAATAAAGTGTTCTTTGATCTAATAACACATATTAAAGAAAATTATGAACACTATCGAAACTTGTATCAACTTACTAACAGTGTTTATAGGAATGACTTTGCTTTTAGTATAGCAATACATATTATGGCAGGACACTATGGATCTGGATTCGTAAAAGAATTACCAGGAAAGATGATTTATAGTACAGGTAAAGATATCTTAGAAAAAATTAAAGATGATGAATTAACTTTATTAGTTGAAAAACAAAATAGATCGGGAGAGTATACCCTTTTAAAATCTAAAGGCTTAAACTTACACGTAATGAATAAGTTTAGTTTGAATAGGAACATTTCTAATGCCTAACTTTACTTTTCTTGCACAAAATAATGAACAAGACAATTATGTACGTCAAGCAGAATTACTAGCAATGAGTATTAGAAAAACTAATCCAGACAGTAAAATTTGCTTAATAACTAATGAAGACACTGAATGGATTAAAGAAGGACTGTTTGACGATATTGTACCTATTCCGTGGGAAGATAAAGCAGATGAGCACAAATGGAAAGTACAAAACAGATGGAAAATTTATCATGCTTGTCCATATGACGAAACTTTTGTATTAGATACAGACATGATAGTATGTCATAACTTAACACATTGGTGGAATTTAATGCAAAATTATGATGTATTTTATACAACTAATGTAACAGATTATAAACAGTGTAAACTTAATGTAACATACTATAGAAAAATGTTCGAAGCAAACAACTTACCAAACATTTATGTCGCATTACATTATTTTAAAAAGTCAGAATTTGCAAAACAGTTTTATACTTGTTTAGAAGAAGTAATGAAAAACTGGGAATACTATTATGAAAGGTATGCACCTAAGAAAATGCAAAAGTTTTTAAGCGTTGACGTATGTACAGCAATAGCAATTAGAGTGTTAGGTGTTGAACATATAGTTACAAATACTAAACTACCATTTCCTACGTTTGTACATATGAAACCGTATGCACAAAGTTGGAAAATACAAACAACAAAATGGCAAGACCGTGTTAGTTGCTTTATTGATGATAAACAACAACTTAAAATAGGTGGACATTTGCAGGACACAGTGTTTCATTATACTGAAAAAGATTTTACGGAGAAATATTATGACAGATTCAATAATTAATTTTCCAGTTAAAGTTCAGAAATTTAAAGAACATAGTGTTCTTAAAGAATTATTATTAACAGCAATTAATGAACAAAAAGAAGTAGAACATTTAATCGGACCTAATAATGATATTACTCGTTGTGATTGGCAACCTGCAAGATTTAATACTAACCGACGTTGGGTAAAGGATATAAAAGATCCGTTAACTGAACATATTGCAAAGTGGGCAGAGTCGTTTGGATATGCAAATTTTAAAGTGCTTGAAATTTGGTTTCAACAATATGCACAGAACAGTAAACACTCTTGGCACACACATGGCGGAAATTTTACGTGTGTGTATTATCTAGATTTGCCTAAAGATACTCCACGTACTCAGTGGATTAATCCTACAACTCTAAATGAAGAAACTTTTTGTGTTGCAGAAGGTGATATTATTATATTTCCAAGTTGGTTAATACATAGAGCACCACAAAATGAATCAAAAAATATGAAAACAATTATTTCATGGAACATTGAAGTTGGGATATCTGACTTCTACGGAGAAGGTCAATGACAATGTCTTGGAAAGAAGTTCCGTTAAAGCCATCACAAACTTGGCTTGATTTTGATTTAGATAGTGGTGTAATAAAAACTATCGGAGCAACACCGTTAAGTAAACATAGTATCGAAGTTGACTATGAGCAAGTTAAAGATTTAATTGAAGGTAAAGTATATTTTAAACACTTTTTAGTTCAATTTAATCCAACTAGCACAATGTATGAGTTGGTTAATAAGCACGACGAAAAGAAATACGAATATAACGTTAATTCTAGTTTATATAAAATACAAAAAACTAATAAAGCAGATATTATAATTTGTAAAAATTATAAAAAGAAACAATGGGAATTAAAGTTTGGTGATTTATTTGCAAAAACATTGCTCAAAAACAACGTTACATTACAAACAGTAAAGCATTTTAGTGTAGTAGAAAAGAATAACCCATTTGTACTATACAGAACATTAACATTCAATTTAGCGTCAAATAATTTAGTCTTGCAATTTAATGATAATGATGCTATAATAGAATTTGACATTTATACGAATAAACTTTTTAACAGTTATGGGATACAAATTGAACAAGATTAAGATACAAGATGTTGATATTATCTTTCTAAGTTATGATGAGCCTAATGCTGAAGAAAATTGGGCAGACTTACAACGGAAGATACCTTGGGCAAAACGTGTACACGGAGTAGAAGGATCAGATGCGGCACACAAAGCCTGTGCAGATTTATCTGAAACAAAACATTTTGTAACTGTAGATGGTGACACTATTGTCGACCCTAAGTTTATGCAAGTTGAATTAGACTTAGATAAGTTAGGTGTAGACGATGACTATCAATTTAGTTGGTGTGGTAAAATTGATGTTAACGGACTTATGTACGGCAATGGAAGTTTAAAGATGTGGACAAAAGATTTTGTTAAAAATATGAAGACACATGAAAACACTGACGGATCAGATGAAACAAGTATTGAATTTTGTTACTTTGACAACTATTATCAATTAAATGAAAACTATAGTAAAAGTATTATTACAGCAACTCCACATCAAGCATGGAGAGCAGGATTCCGTGAAGGCGTTAAAATGAGTCTGGATAGGGGAAAGCCAACAGAAGATATTAATTCATTATGGTGGCAAAATAGACACAGACTTTTTATTTGGCAAATGGTAGGTTGTGATGTTCCTAATGGTATCTGGGCGGTATATGGCGCACGACTTGGAACATATATGAATATGTGTACAGATTGGGATCATACACAGACAAGAGACTTTACTTACCTCAATGAGTTATGGAAAGAACACGAGACTGTTACAGTCGCAGAAGAATGTAAAGAACTAGGAAAGAAATTAATTAATGAATTAGAATTACCTATTGCCGTTGTTCCGTTTGATAAATTACAAAGTGAATTTTTTAAGACAGTATACATAAACGGCGATAGAGTAATTAGGCGTAAATGAAAATAAGATATTATCATAATATTGATGGTTGGCGTTGGCTAGGATTTGTATTAGCAATGGTTAGTGCATTTTTATTAAGTGGCGGTAATCCTGCAATACAATGGTTAGGATGGGGCATCGCTTGCTTTAGTTGTAGCATATGGATTTACATGGGATGGAAAGATGGTGATACTCCTAGGGCATTAATGGAGTTAATGTATTTGCTTCTTGCTATAAGAGGCGTTTGGAATTGGATTCAATGAGTGAATTAGACAGAATTAAAACAGTAATGCCAGAAATTGATAAAATTTCTCCTTCATTCTGTTTGGCTAAATGGCATCATGTTACTATCTATTTGCAAACAGGCGAAACACACAGTTGTTATCATCCAGCACCTCACAAGATTCCTTTAGAAGGATTAATAGATAATCCAAGCCAATTGCATAATACTCCGCAAAAGAAACTCGAACGTAGAGAAATGTTAGCAGGATTAAAACCTAGTGGTTGTCAATACTGTTGGAACATTGAATGTATGGGTAAAGATTACATTAGCGATAGACATATTAAAACAGCAAGTATTCATACACCAGAACGTATTGAAGAAATTACAAGTAATCCTTGGGACTATAATATTAATCCCGAATATATTGAAGTAAACTTTAGTAATGAGTGTAATTTTAAATGCGGTTATTGTCATCCTAAGTTTAGTAGTAGATATTGGAACGAAATTAAACAACACGGACCATATAAAGATAGTACAGCACATCGTAACGATATTGACTGGATAGAATTATATGAAGAAGAATCTAATCCTTATGTAGAAGCATGGTGGAAATGGTGGCCTGAAGTTAGTAAGACATTGAACATCTTACGTGTTACAGGTGGAGAGCCTTTGATGCATAAAAGTACTTGGAGGCTTTTTGAAGAATTAAAATCAAATCCAAAGCCGCATTTAAATATTGAACTTAACAGCAATATGGGTGTAAAGCCTGCACTAGTTAAAAAATTAACACAAGTCGTAAAAGAACTTAGAGAAACTAATTGTATTGCAAGTTTTAAATTATATACAAGTATAGATACATGGAGTAACCGTGCAGAATATACACGTACTGGATTAGATTTAAAAATTTGGGAAACAAATTTAGATTATTATCTATCCAACACACCCTGGCCTGTAACATTTATGATTACATTTAACATATTCTCTGTTACAAGTTTCAGTTCTTTGTTAGAAAAAATATTAGAATGGCGTAAAAAATATAATACAGATGAACAAACAAAATGGCAACGTATAAGGTTTGATACGCCATACCTAACTGATCCTATTCAGTTTGATATAAACATACTTCCTAAAGATGAATTCATGCCTTATATGAAAAAGCACTTAGAGTTTATTGTTAATAATTTAGATGACACAAACAGAACTAAATTTAGTAGTTTGGAATATGAAAGATTTAGGAGAGTAGTTGACTATATGGAAACAACAAACTATTCTGAGAAAAAACTATTAAACGGAAGAAAAAACTTTCATACATGGTTTAGAGAATACGATAAAAGACGCAATACTAATCTTGTAGAAACGTTTCCTGAATTTAAAGAATTTTACAATTTTTGTAAAACTTGCTAACTAATTTCTGATTGTGTATTAATACGTCTTCTATATCTTGTAAGTTACAATCATTATTAGCAATGTGTTCAATTAATTCAAAAATAGCAATTAACCTATCTGTAGGATTTTCAATACTGTCGTAGTCTTCACTCCACAAACTATCAAATGTTTTAAATCCAAGTTCTTTAATATATTTTAAAGTATGCGGCGGTCCAACCATAACAAACGGTCTACCATATAACATTGCATTAAATGTTTTTTCACTAAAGTTAGCAGTAGGTTGTGCAAAACGTGTTTCGTTAACAATAGCACACATACTATCTAAATAAAATGCTTCTAGTCCTCTACCTTGAGGAGCAAACACAGGCCATTGCTTCATGCTGGCATCAGTTGTTTTTGCATTTTTATAATCTAATACATATGGAATATTTTGATTTAATGTATCGATATTTTGTTTAATTATTGTTTCGTAATTAGTACCACTCCATTTGTCTAGTTCAATCCAAGTGCGGTCCATTAATAATTCATAGTTAGTTTTAAAGTTCCAACTTAAATAACAATCTTTGTCTACAAGAAATGCAGATAGTAAATGACGATGTTTAGTATAACGCCAGTTTGGACAAATAAATTTTTTATTATAATTTAAATCAAGTGTAGTATTACCACCACAAAAGAAATCACGTAAAAATATATCCATGCAAAATAAGTTTAATGTTGGATAATTTTTAGCATAATATTTTTGTATATTATAATCTCCTGTATATACATTGATATTTTTAATACTGTTCTTTTGTTGCCAATTAACAATACTATCTAATTCGTCTGCATAAAGATTATCAAATGTATTAAATTCACTATAGAAATGGTTGTTATGGATCGTATCTTTTATATATGGACTAACAGGCTCGTACAAGTAGATATCAACACCCTTACTTAATTTTTTATATGTTTTAGGAGACAGTTCTAAACTGTCAAACTGTTTGATATGATTAGTACCTGTGTAAACAAAAGTAGGACGAGTTGTATCTTTTAATAAAGATTCACGGAATAGTTCAGTTAACATTCCTTTATCTTTGTTGCGTATATTTTTCTGTGGAATATTTTTCCAGAATAAGTCCTGGACAAACATTAGTAACTTCCTGTAATTTGTAAAGTGTATCTTGGATCTACGCCAATGTTACTTGCGGCGTGTGGAGCATCGGCATCCCATAAAACATATTCTCCTGCTTTATAGTTTACAACACCAATACCTTCTACTTCAAAGTAATGACCTGGTTTCCAATCTTCTAAAAATACAATAGCACGTCTTACATTTTTTCGTTCTTGATTAAACACACGACAATATGTATTAAAATGATCAACGTGTGTAGGCATAATATCTAATGTATCCATTCTATAAAACACAAATCCAGGATTATGTAAATTTAATAATGATGCAACTTTTTCTACCCATTCAGGCATTGGATTTTTACTGTCATACATTTTGCCTGTTGTAGTAGTATGTGTATATCCTTGTTCACGCCAAGCATCTGCTTCTTCACCTGTAATAGGTTGTCTAACGTAATTAAAATCTTTGAAATCATCATTCCAAAGTTTGCTAATAATCCCTCTATAAAACATCTCTATGTGTATCCAGTGTTACGCAGTGAAATCCACCGCCAAGTGTTCTTTGATGTCTTGTTGGCAACATAGCACAATCAATACCTTGTGCTTCAAGAACTTTACGTAGTGGCTCCTGATGTTTCTCAAGTGCTACTAACTTAGTATTTACACTAAACAAGTTCATATTAATCCATGTACTTGCATTACACCATTTAGGATAGTGACCGATATCAACAGGTTCAGGACACCATAATATATCCCAGTTTCTAAAAGGTTCTGGCAAATCGTCTTTACTTTTAATCCTACTTGGGTTAGCAAGTAATAATCCTTCACGTAAGAATGCTATAGTACTATCAATATGCATATAACTATAAACGTCTTGTAATAAATGCACTTTGGCTCTATCACCTAATGCATCTTGCAGTAGTGTTGCACCTAGTTTATTTCCGCTATTACTTACAAGATATAAAACGTGATCGTTAGCACGAATAACATTTGCGGCATCGAAAGCAGGTTCAAATTCGTTTAATGCAAGTATGTCTTTATTGCCAATGCAGTCAGTGTTATACAATGCACTTTCGTAATAACAACGTATTTCTTTAGGATTATTTAAATGTTTTTCAAATGCTTTCCATTCGCCTTTTCTTGCACGAATAGGCATAGGTGTTGCAAGTGTTAAATCTCCATGTACAAATACACTATCTCGAGGACAATAATTATAATAATTACAATCAGTAGCATCTGGCCGTACAACCTCAACTGATTCTCCTTTTAAAAAATCTACAAAAACTTCTAAATCTTCATTTGCTTCATCGATAACTTGTTGCGGATAAGAGCCTTTAATAATTTCTGTTTCGTCAGATTTATCTGCAAAGTTTACACAGCGTAAACTAATATCAATGTCATTTGGAATTTTAGCATTATCTGCAATTCCTACAATTACTTTACGAAGTTGTCCCCATTCGTTACTAGACATATGATTTACGTCCTTCCCAATGTTCTAAAATTAAATCTTCTAATTCAAGATTACTCATTCGAGAATTTTCGCCTTTTAATTGTTGAATAATTATTTCCATGTTAGAACACCAGTCTTTTGTTGATTGTTTTAAATGATATCCAAGACTTGGATAAATTGTATTTTCCACATAATCCATATGTTCTAGTACACTAGGGTGTGAGTCATCTTGATATACGCATTTTGTTTTAGGAAATATATTATTTGAACCTGGCAAATGATTTGGAACACTTGTAATATGCCCATTAAAAATATCTTGTGTAAATTGTTTTATATAAGCATTGCCTTGTAATATAGCAGTTTCGTTTCTTATGTCGTCGTTTTCTACACTCCAGTGTTTTTGTAGGTATTCGTTTGAATAATAATCACTGTTTAGTATGTTGCCTTCAGTAATCCATTTTTCGTCTTTAAGTAAATCAACTCTAGTCCAACTACTCCAAACTATACAAATAATATCTTCTGTCTGAAAACTATGTTTGCGATTTGCTTCCACTAGTCTACAAGCAATGCCCTGATTCCCCATACCTGCTTTTCCATAGTTATGATTTTCACAGCCTAAATCTTTTGCAACAATATCACTCCATGTAGGCCAAATGTATTCGGTATACGAGCAACCAAAAGTAAACAATCTCATTTAAAAACATCCATATCTGGCAGATACGGATAATCATCACTACTCCATATTTTGCCTTTTTCTAAATCGTTAATTTTATCTAAACCAAGTTGTGCAGTTTCTGGAGTCATATAATAATGATATCCTACAAATTTAATATTTTGTTCCGCCCAAGGTTTGTCGTCTGTTCGTCCATCATATGCCATTTGTTTTAGAATATTATAATCTCTCTCACTAGGACAAAGTATTGCACCGCCTCTGCCTAAACTTAATGCTTTTTTATATTGAAAACTTAAACACATAAACATATTATTAATGTATGAGTGTCTTTCAAACATTGTAGCCGCATCGATTATTCTTGTATTACCTAGAGGATAAGATCTAGTCCATTCAATGTCTTGAAATTCCCAATCAAGGCCGAGTTTTTCTAAGGTAAAGGGTATGCTAATATATGTCCTACTTGGAACAGTAATTTTAGTTTGTGGCTGTAAGTATCTTAGGCTCAACTCAATAGCATGAGTGCAACTATCTACAGCAACAGCATAAGGAGAACCATAGTACTCTGCTATTGCTTTTTCAAATTTATTGACGGTTTCAAACATACACATATTTATATACGCAGATAATAAGTATAAGTGTGAGTGAAATGAGTTATAACAACATCGTTATGTGGTCAAAGCATTGGAGTCTAACCAACTTCTTGAAGACTATTGACAATAATCCAAATTCTAATATTGTAATATTAGGTGCAGAAGAATTTAGTATGTTAGGTTGGGAAAATTATCCTAATCAAAAAAAAGTTAATAAGCATATTAAAGGAAAGAATGTTCATTTTGTTGCAGGACATTTTGGAGGCAACAATAACTTTTGGCCTAAGTATGGAAATTTGATTGTTTGGAAAAGTTTTTGGCCGGCAAACACAGTTTACGAATTTAACAAATTTAATCATTCAATTTCTAATAAAGATATATCAATTCCATTTATTAGTATGAACAACCAACCTTGGCAACATCGTTGTCTAATGATGGATACACTTGCAAAACATAACTTAATTGATAAGGGTAGTATTAGTTGGAATAATCTTATTAATGATTATGATTGGAAGTATTGGAAACAAGAACGATTAATTATTGATAAAGAGTATGCTAGTACAACTGCTCAATACAGTACGTTGCCAAATGATTATAATTTTAGTTTAGTAAGTCTAGTTAATGAATCAACAATGGAAACAATGTTTCCTACAGAAAAGACTTACGCTCCTATATATTATAAGAAACCATTTTTGGTTTTTAGTGTACAAAACTATCACAAGATGTTAAGTGAAGAATTTGGATTTGAAATGTATGATGAATTATTTGATTATAGTTTTGATTCAGAGCCAAATCAAGAAAAACGTGCAGATATGATTGCAATTCAAATTAGAAATTTAGTTAATCAAAACTATAACGATCTTTATAAAAAGGTTGCACAAAAAGTAGAAAGAAACTATAATAAACTAATAGATATTAGTTTAGATAAAAGTCGTGTTCCAAAAATTGTATTGGAATGCGGTGCGTATAAAAAATTAATTGAGGTTATGAAATGAGTATTATTGGATATATTGGTGTAGGTAAATTAGGTGTACCCTGTGCTGAGGAAATTGTTAAGAAAGGTCATAAAGTAAATGGATATGACATTTCGCCAATTGTTTCTGATTTAATTAATCAGAAAGACACTATTGAAGAAACTGTTAAAGATGCTGATATTGTATTTGTTGCTGTTCCAACACCTCACGATCCTGCATATGATGGGAAACGTCCGACAAGTCATTTAGAACCTAAGGATTTTAATTACGACATTGTTAATACAGTATTAGAAGAGGCAAACAAATATATGAATAAAAAACAGTTGCTTGTTTTAATATCAACTGTATTACCTGGAACAACACGTAGAGAATTTGTACAACGTGTAACTAATACTAGATTTGTTTATAATCCTTACTTAATTGCAATGGGTACTGTAGGTTGGGATATGATTAATCCCGAGATGATTATGATCGGTACTGACGACGGTAGTGAAACTGGCGATGCAAAACAGTTACGTGATTTTTATGATACCATAATGGAAAATAATCCTCGTTATGTAATTGGAACATATGATGAGTGCGAATGTATCAAAGTATTTTATAACACATTTATTTCAACAAAACTAAGTCTTGTTAATATGATTCAAGATGTAGCCGAACGTCAAGGAAATATTAATGTTGACGTAGTTACTAAAGCACTTGCTGAATCAACAATGCGTATTATGAGTGATCGTTATATGACAGCCGGCATGGGAGATGGCGGAAGTTGCCATCCAAGAGATAACATCGCTTTACGTTTTATGGCAAAAGAACTTAATCTTGATTATGATATATTTGATAGCATTATGACAGCAAGAGAAGTGCAAGCAAAGAACCTTGCTAAATTTGTTGTTAAAACAAAAGAGAAATATGGTGGAAGTATTTTGTTAAATGGAGTTTCTTACAAACCGGGTGTTTCTTATACTGACGGAAGTTATGCATTATTAGTAGATTACTACATTCGAGAACTGGGTGAATCGGCAATTTACATTGATCCGTTAGTATCTGAAATCCCAAGTAGTGCATACAATCCTACTGGAGTAATTTTATTGTGCCATCCAGAACCATATGTAGAGTATGGAACAGATTCTGTGTTTATCGACCCTTGGAGACAAATGAAACCTGACTCTAACTATATGGTTATTCATTACGGGAATACAAGAAAGAAATGATTTATTCAAAGTCTAAACCTTTATTATATTTTGAGGAAGTTGCAGGAAAGTCATTACATTGGTATTGCGGAGATGATTCTGAAAACTATGTAATACATAATAAACCAGATTGGAAATATTATTCTACTGCTGACAAGTTAGATTACACTTTTAATAGTTTAGGTTATAGAACTAAAGAGTTAGACAAATTAGATAATGACTATATTCTTGTTTTTGGATGTAGTTATACTGAAGGCGTTGGGTTATTTGAAAACGAACTATGGTGTAATATATTAGGTAAAGATTTAAACATTGACGTTGTTAACTTAGCCAAAGCAGGTACTGGACCTGACATTATTAATATTAACACACAATTATTTGTTAAAAATAAATTTGTTAAACCTCGTGCAGTTGTAATACAATGGCCACAAGCATCAAGAAAAAGTTTTGGTTATATAGAACGTGAAGGACTATTTAAAAAAGCAATTAGATTAGAAGATAGAAATATTCAATGGTCTAATGTTTTAGACGAACCGGCTGACACTTACGAAATGTTAGATTCTCAGTGGTATTTTAAACGTTGGGCGTTAGAAGACGGTCAAATGTTATTTGAAAATAGTTTACATATTAATAGTGTAAACAACTTATGGAACGCACTAGGCGTTCCAGTCTTTCATTGGACCTTCCAAGGAGACTTTGCTACTTCTTATGATAAGGATATGTTTGCTAAACTTAATTTAAAAAATGAAGATAGAGCCAGAGACAATGCACATGACGGTCCGTTGATTCATCAGGAAGTAGTAGATAAAATTAGGGATAACGTAAGATGTATGATATAGTTTTTATTAGTTATGGTGAGCCTCATGCTGATCAGAACTTTGAATTTTTAAAAAGTAAATTTCCAATGGCAAAGCGTGTAAAAGATATAGAAGGAATACATCAAGCACATATACTTGCGGCAAAGAAATGTTTTACTAAAATGTTTTGGGTAGTGGATGGCGATGCAGTATTGCAAAACGATTTTAATTTTGATTACGAGGTTTCCGAGTGGGATTTAGAAACAGTTCATGTATGGAGAAGTCTAAATCCTGTAAACAACTTGGAATATGGATACGGTGGGGTTAAACTTCTCCCTAGATCACTCACACTGAACATGGACACCACCGTACCCGACATGACAACAAGTATTAGTAGTAAGTTTAAAGCAATGCCTGAAATAAGCAACATGACTGTTTTTGACACCGACGAGTTTGCAACTTGGAAGAGTGCGTTTAGAGAATGTGCAAAATTAGCAAGTAGATCTATTAAAGGCCAAGTAGATGAAGAAACAGAAAAGCGTTTAGAAACTTGGTGTACTGTAGGAAACGGACAATACGGCAAATATGCTATTCATGGTGCTCTAATAGGAAAACATTGGGGAGAACAATATAAAGATGACAAAGAAATGTTATATAAAATTAATGATTTTAAATGGTTAAAAGAACAATTTAATGACTATAGCGATTCCATTTAAAGATATTAACAAGTTCGGTCAACGCACAATGTTAGACACACAGTTGTTTAATGTTAGTTGGATACTTGGACGTTTTTGTAATTACAAATGTAGTTACTGCTGGCCATATGCTAATACAGATAAACCTGATCATCAAGACTTAACCGTTTATAAAAATACTATTGATGAAATAAAACGTCAAGCACGAGAAAATGGATTCACTGATTTTCATTTTAGTTTTAGCGGAGGAGAACCTACTGCCTATAAATACTTTGGGGAGATTATAGATCATTACTGTAGTGATACAGTACCTGAATATCAAAGTATACACATGACTACAAATTTGTCACCGGGCAGTAAGTGGTGGAATACTTTTATAAAGAATACTAAGAGTTTACAACGTCGAAGTGTTACAGCAAGTTTCCATGCAGAGTTTGCTAATGAACAAGAGTTTGGAGATAAATGTCTTCAATTAATGAAGGACGGAGTATATGTTACAATTAATCAAGTTATGGTTCCAGAGCAGTTTGACGAGTATCTTGAAAGATGTCAAAGATTTGCCGACAGAGGAATCAATGTTACGGTTAAGCCGCAATCAGATCCTACTGCGTCATTTGTGGTCAATAGTTACACGGAAGAACAGTTAAAAATTATGCAACAAGGATTTCCACAACATATACAAGATGAGGAAGTCTATCAGATTAAATTAACAGATGGCATAAAGGAATATTATTTAGATCAAGCAGAACGCTTTAATGCTTTTGACTTTAACAAGTTTAAAGGTTGGACTTGCAATGCAGGGTATCAAAGTTGTATTATACGCGGTAATGAAGTTAAGAGAGCATACAGTTGTAAGGAAGAACCCTTAGGCACGCTACAAGACGGTTTTACGCTGTTTAAAGCACCATCTAAGTGCGTTACTGATACTTGTGTAAGTAGTGCAGATAGCAAAATACCAAAGGTTCAACGATGAAAATAGATATCGAAGACATAAAATTTTGGATGGATGCAATTCGTAACAGCGAAGATAGAGATAGAATGCTAGATAGTTTTTGGGGAGGACAACTATTTTCTAAAAGATGGTTAGTAGAGCATTTAGAAAAAATTTGTAGAATTCAAAATGCAAGTATAGTAATTCATGGCGGCTGGAATGGTGTATTAGCAAGTATGCTTTTTAATAGTAGTGTAGGTATTAAACGTATTATCAGTGTTGACATTGATCCTAAGTGTGAACAAATTGCATATACTATTAATAAAAGACATGAAATTGATGGAAAATTTAAAGCAGTAACTTGTGATATGGCAGAATATGAATATGAGTTCCATCCTGATATTATTATTAATACTAGTTGTGAACATATTACACAAGAAACTTATGACAAGTGGTTAGAAAATATTCCTAACACTCCTACAATTATATTACAAAGTAATAATTATAATAAGTTAGAAGAACATATTAATTGTGTTAATAGTATTGAAGAGTTTAAAGATAAATCTAATTTACATGATGTAACAGGCTTAGAATATAAACCACCTCATGTTGAATACACACGATTTATGTTAGTAGGAAGACCTTAATGTATAAACTAAACGAAATACGAGCAATCCATTTAGAAGTTACATCAAAGTGTCAAGCCTCTTGTCCTATGTGTGCTAGAAATTTACAAGGCGGCATACTAAATCCCTTCCTTAAATTAAACGAAGTTGATCTAGGAACTTTTGTTAACTGGATACCGAGAGATATTGTACGTCAACTAGATCGTTTGTATATGTGTGGTAACTTTGGCGATCCTATTATTGCAAAAGATACACTTGAAATATTTAAGTATCTACGTGAAACAAACGAGTCAATTAATTTAAGTATGAATACAAACGGCAGTGCTAGAGATCCTAAATGGTTTAAAGACCTTGCTAAACTAAATGTACGTGTTCGATTTGGTATTGACGGATTACAAGATACACATAGCAAATATCGCATTGGTACAGACTGGAATAAAATTATAGAAAACGCAAGGGCATTTATTAATGCTGGTGGATATGCTATTTGGGATATGTTAATTTTTAGTCATAATGCTCATCAAGTTGATGCTTGTAGAGATCTAGCAGGTACAATAGGCTTTAAAGAATTTTATAGTAAAAATACAAGTAGGTTTAGAGATGACGAATTACCTGTACTTGATAAAAATGGAAAACAAGTAGATGTATTATATCCAACAGAAAAAAGTACAGAACAAAAAGATAAAATTAAACAAGTAAAAGCCTCAGAAGAAGTTTGTACTATCAAATGTAAAGTAAAAGAAGAACGTGCAATTTATATAGGTGCTAATGGAAACTTATTACCTTGTTGCTGGCTGGACCATGATTATATACAACCTACATCAACAAGTAGAATTGACTTTTTAAATCATTTTGCAAATTACCCTAATTTGCATAGGAATACTATGCAAGAAGTGTTTTCTTCAAACTTCTTTAATAAAATAGAACAAGGTTGGAAAACTAATCCATTAAAAGAATGTAAAAAACAGTGTGGAACATATGACAGATTCAAAGAACAATTCAACTAAAACATTTTGTCCTTTACCGTGGATACACTTAGCAACTCGTCCCAATGGCGATGTGCGTGTATGCTGTACTGCTAATGCCAGTGGCGCAGGTGTAACTGACGACAAAGAAGTTGGACTTGTAAAACGTGATGGTGTTGCAATGAACGTTCGAGATCATACTATTGAAGAAGTATGGAACAGTGAACATATGCGTAATACTAGATTACAAATGTTAAATGGTGAAGTGCCTGCAAGTTGTCGCAAATGCTTTGAAGAAGAATCAAAAGGAATTAAAAGTAAACGTAACTGGGAAACAGAAGTTTGGAAAGAACGTATTGATGTTGACAGCATAGTAGCACAAACTAATGATGACGGAAGTTTACCTGTAAACATTCCTTATTTTGATTTACGTTTAGGTAATATGTGTAATCTTAAATGTGTGATGTGTAGCCCGCACGATAGTTCAAGTTGGATTAAAGACTGGAAGTTACAATATCCGCAATATAAAAATCCTCAACTAAAAGAAGACCAAGGGTGGAATCCTAACTTTGATTATACTTGGTATAAGAAAGGTAGTTTTCTTGACAGTATGAAAAATCAAGCACAGCATATTAAAGAGTTATATTTTGCCGGCGGTGAACCTTTAATGATTCCAGAGCATTATGATATACTTGAATTTATGGTTGCTGAAGGCCATGCAAAAAATTGCATACTCCGATACAATTCAAATGGTACAGAAATTAATGATACAATATTAAAATTATGGACTAACTTTAAACAGGTTAAATTTAATTTTAGCATTGATGCTATTCACGAACGTAATGATTATATAAGATATCCTAGTAAGTTTAAACAAATTGAACAAAACTTAAAACTATTAGACGATACTCCGGATAATATTATAATTAATATTGCTTGTGCAGTACAAGCATTGAACGTACATCATATTGTAGATTTAGCAGAATGGAAACTACAACAAAATTTTAAAAAGATTAATAAAGCACCATTCGGCGCAGGAATAATAGGATTACATTTAGTTTACTTACCTAGTTATATGAACGTTAGAGTATTGCCCAAAGAGATTAAAGAGAAAGTATCTGCAAAGATAACTAACTTTGCAACACATTTTTTACGTGACTTTGAGTTTAATACAAACCCTTATGGTAAAGAACGTTGGTTAGGACTTGTTAATTATATGAATGCAGAAGATTGGAGCCACAAACTTCCTGCATTACAAGAGTATTTAAAAATTAGTGATAAAACTAGGGAACAAGACTTTGTTAGTGTGTTTCCTGAATTGGAGATAGTATATGGACCAAACTGAAATTGAAAGAGCATTGCGTTGGCAAAGCCTAGTCAACTTGGGTCATCAAGTTAAACTTAAATGGCATATCAATCATCACGCTGTTGAACAACAACTAGAGCAGTTTAAAGATAACTGGTGTCCTTATAATGCTAAGAAAGATACACATAACAATAGATGGGGATTACCAGTAACTAGTCACACAGGCGATGTTATGGACAATTACCATTTGAATAGTTTTGGACATATGCAAAAATATCATGATGTTGAAATGAAGGAAGAAAACTTTAACACTCCTACAGAAGTATATCATAAGATCCCCGAACTTAAAAAAATAGTAGATATATTCTCACCCGACATTGGGCGTGTACATTTATTACGTATAGATCAAGGCGGATTCTTCCCACCACATAGAGATTTTCACGGAACTAGTCCAGAATACTTTAGACTGTTAGTTGTGTTTGGAAGATGTAGTCCTGAAAACTATGTACAGATGTTAGACGGTAAACCTTTGTACCCAGAAGCAGGATATGTGTACTTTACAAACTTTCAACTAGATCACAGTGTGTTTAGTTTTAGCGATAACTTGTATAGTCTTATTTTGACAGTAAAACTAAACGAGCGCACACAGAAACTTATACTAGATAACACAATGGCAGAATGAAATTAACTTACCAAGACATAGCAAAAGAAAACTGGTTCCTTGTTAGTTGGACATTAAGTAACAAGTGTAACTATCGCTGTTCCTATTGTCCTGATCATCTACATAACGGTAGTACAGGTCAACCTCAATGGGAAACAGTAAAACGATTTGTTGAAAATTTTAAAGTTACAGGTAAAAATATTTGTTATAGATTAAGTGGCGGTGAACCTACACATTGGAAACATTTTTTAGATCTTGCTAAATTGATAAAAAACCAAGGACACACTTTTAGTTTTTTAACTAACGGTAGTAAAAGTGTAGATTATTATAAAATAATTTCACAATATACAGATGGATATATTATTTCATATCATCCTGAATACGCAGATCTAGAACATATTAAAAAAGTAATACAAAAAAGTTACTGTCCTGTATTTGTTAATCTAATGTTGGCCCCTGAGAACTTTGATGAAATGTTTAACATTGCAGAAGAAATTTATTTAAGTAGTGATAATGTTAGCGTATGGCCTAAAATTATTTTAGATAAATCTAATATAGATGCAATTACAAATACTCCAGCAAAATATACACAGGAACAATTAGATACAATTAAAAATTGGCCTTTCTTTAGTCAACTTCCAGATACACATTTACATAGAGGCGAATTATTTTTAGATGAACAACCAGTTACTGCAAATGATTTAATAGCCAATGATCAAAATAAATTTTATGGTTGGAAATGTTGGGCCGGACTACATATGATTAATGTTGATATGTGGGGTAACATATATAGAGCAGATTGTAAAGAAGGCGGCGCATTAGGAAACATTGAGCGTTATAAGTTACCAACTGAAACAGTACAATGCGGTAAACAAGTATGTGCTTGTTTAAGCGATATCTATTTAAGAAAAGAGAGTGTCTAGTTCAGGACAAACATCTAGTACGTTTGTACCTCTCAACTTATCAAGTTCTACAGTAAATTCAATAAACTTTTCTAAGTTATTAGGATCATAGTTTTCTGTATATTCAGTCTTATCTAAAATAAACGTTGGAAGAATTGTTGGATTAAGATATGCAGGCGTTGTAACTACGTTGTTAAGATATAATTCATAATTGTCTTTGCGTACATTTTCAAACCAACTTCGAATTTCATCTAAGTGACAAACATTATAAGTCATTACAGTTCCAGCAAAAATAACACGATCCATTTTATCAAAGTGTTTTAGATTTTCTTCAAATTGCTCAAATGTAAAGTTATTACCGCCTCGAATGTACTCGTATAATTTACCTACACCTTCAATACTAATGTGCCATTTAGTTTCTTTAAACTGTTGTGCAAGTTCGTCAAACTCTAAATCAACAATAGTACCGTTTGTACTAATATCAAGTGTAATATTTTTAGAAAGATCTAATTCGATTAGTTTTTGCATTATTTGTTTGTTTGCCGGTTCCATATAAGGTTCGCCGCCTTTAATATTAACATACTGCAAGTTCTTAAAATATTCTGGATATTCAAATAATCTATCAACGATATCCGGCGATAGATTTCTATAACCAAAATCTGGCTCATGTATAGGACGTTGAATTCCTAATGAATCAAGTTTAAGATCCTCTTTGATCCAAGCAGTTGAGTTTACCCCACTACACATACGACATTTTAAATTACAAACATTACTCATATTAAATTCTAAAAAGTAAATGTCATTCTTACCTTTGCTTTCTGGTTTAAGCATAGGATTTAATACTTGTTCAAAAAACTTACGCCTGCTATGTCCGTTGGTACTTTCTTTTGCCGTACATTGTAAACAGTTGCTAGGAAACTCTCCGGTTGCAATTATTTGTTGTGTTAATATTAATCCAGGATGACGAAGTATTGTTGGCAAATCATCTTTAAGTAAATTTCCGTGACGACCTGTGTAAACACAATCAGGTACAACGTCACCGTTGAAACGTATACTTAAGGCGTGCCAAGGAGCGTAACAGTTCATAGTACAGCCACCGTTTCTATGTCCAACCAATCGTTAACAGTAACTAGTGTTGAACTATCATCGTGTGTATTATAAACGATTGTGTGTATTTTGTCTTTGTAAATTACAGGACGCCCAAACATTAAATTATCTGGATATGTTTTTGAAATCCATATTCCGTTAGGGTCTACTTTATATAAAGAACATCCAGGAGTTCCTGCTGGTAAGAAATAAGCATAGCCTTTAAAAGCAATACCGCTACGATATCTAAACTTACCACCGTAAGTTTCTTTTATACTAAATTGAAAACTTTCTTTAGTAACAGTATTAAACACTACACCTTTATTACTTTCTCCATGTTCTGTTCCGTATGGTAATCCAATAATAACATCGTCAACTAGTACTTGTGCATTATATTTTTTAGCAAAGTCGTCAACATTTAATTTATGTAGTTGGCATTCTTTTGTTTTTGTATCAAACTCAATTACTTCGTTTAGTCCTGGAGTTTCTCCGAACGGTAAACTAAAAAGTTTATCGCCTACAACAACAGCATCGGTATACTTGCGTGATACTTCTGGTAAGTCTAGTTTGTGCTTAATTACTTTCTTGCCATTAAACTCTAGTATATTTGAATAGTGAACACTTTCACCTCTTGGCATACTGTAATAACTTCCGTTACAATACACGGTACCCATATGTGCTTTCTTTTCGTTTGTATCTACTTCAACGGTTTTAACTTTATTGTCTTTGATATAAATTAAGAATTGTGTATCTTCGTAGCCTAGAGGAAAACTACAAGCAGTGTTACCGTGACTAGCAACACTATAGAATTGTCCCTTACCTGTTTTATCTAGTGTATGGTATATTGGCTTTTTATCTTTTAGTTGTACAACAACATTTAGGTCATCGTAAATGCCATATGGAATAAGCCATACGCTGTCGTCAGTAACTCCTACAGCATTAAATTTACTAGTTGCAGGTGGCACGTTATCTAAAGGAATAAGAGTAGTGTGGTTTTTATGGAAAGCACACATATCATAATCTTCATTGTTCTTAGTACCAAACGGCGGACTAATTAGTTCGTCTTTGTTTACTTCTAATACAAGATGTCTAATACGTGCTTCTTTATAAAAATCTTCAAATGCTTTATACATTGTTTAAATCTATTGTGTTTAATACAGTGCCGGATATTGTATCAAAAATTAATACTGTTTGAAATGTTTCACTTTCACCGTATGGAAATGCAAAAATTGTGTCTTGTACCATTACACAATCATTATACTTTTCTATAGTTGTACTGTCTTTAAAATGATCACCGATATCTATAGTATATGTACTATCGTCTTTTGTATCAATAACCAATACTTCTGCTAAATCGCCCTGGCTCTTCCAAGTATCTTCAGGTTCACAAACACAACCGCCTCTTGGAATATAATAAATTTTCCCTTGACTATTTTCTAACCCAGTAAAATATTTTTTACTTTCTTTTCCTATGTCTAAATTTTTAATATACCAATCATCTGTAACACTGTTGATCACCAGCATCTCACTCCAGTCTTCATCGTGACCTGCTGGAGGAAAATAAACTTTTCCGTTTTTTGCAACAGTATGTGAGTAGTATTTTCTACTAGTTTGTTGTTGTTTTGTTTTTACACCTTGCCAACCTTTTCCGTCAAACTTTGCTAGAATGTCAAACACAGGACTTTCGCTATATGGTGGTGCATATAATTTGTTACCCACTTTTGCTAGTGTGGTAAACTTTTTATTACAGGTTCGATCCTCATCGTAGTCTACCCACCAAGAACTCATATCAATTAATTTATAACTGCTATTAAAACAATCATACTCTAATCTATAAGGAAAGAATGTGTCGTGATTTTCACCTCGGGGCATTCCGTAAATAATACCATCTACCATTTGTGTAGTGTGCCACATTTTAGTATCAGTAACAGGAATGTCTAAACTCATCATTTTAAAGTTATGCGATTTCATATTGAAGTCTAGTACATAGGTAAACGGTTCGTGTTCCCCGTAAGGAATAGCAATAATTCTATCACCGTAAACGTGTCCTTGTACATACTTGCCTCGTCCTTTTATTCTTAAATCAATATAATCAACACTGTCGTCTTTTGTGTCTACAATTAGTATACGGCTTTCGTTGTAGGGCAAGAAATATATTTTGTCACGGTGTACAATACCTTTTTGCCACTTTTCTGTAGAGTTATCTACGTCTAATTTAATCTTCTCTATGCGATATGTTTTCGGATCCATCTTGAGCATATAATCAAGAGATTCTGTAAGTCCGTAAGGAGGAACATAAATCATTCCATTGCTACCTACTGTAGCATAACTAAATGCTTGCGGTGTCAAACTTATCTCCAAAGGCACTTTTTAAATCACTTTTTAGTTTTGTTAATACTTCTTTAGGATTATAAATGCCAACGTTATCCCAATCAACCATATACATATTATCTCCGTCGATTATAATATTACTTAGCACCCAATCTCCATGTGCATACGGTTCAGTTTCTTTTATATTACTAACACAAAAATTATAAATTTTATCTATAAATTCTGGAGTATGTTCAAACGTATTTGCAGGAGTGCCTGGAATAATATTAAAGCAAATATACATACTACTATCTTCAATGCCGTGCGATTGTACATAACCGGGCATTATATTATTTAGAACATCGACGTGCCATTCTAACCATTCCTCGTCAATGTAGTGCCAAACTTTTTTATAACAGTTGTTAAGTTTATAAACCCTACGTGCTTTTTCTTTGTTTACTTTAACTAATTCCATATGCTTGTGCTACTTCTGGTAAGTAGTCCTTAATATTTACACGTCTAAAGTTATCTAGTTTTGTAATTTCTTCAACAAAAATTCTTTGTTGATTTGTATCAGCAGGTTCACTAAACCAGTTTGTGTTAATTTTAAATTGTTCTTTTAAACTATCTGGAGCATTTTTAACGTGTAACCAATCGGGTTGAGAAAGGTAATTTTCCCAGACCTGCAAATTGTGTTTATCACTCCATTCTAATAATTCGTTATGGTATGCACTGTTCAGTATACTTAAACACGGAGCAATATCTGTCTTATACATATCTTTATAACGCAATGTATTTTCTTCTACAGTTTTCCAATCTGCGCCGTACCTAATGTATTCAATTCTTTTCCCTACAGAGTCCATACTTACACTCATTATAACACGATTAAAGCGTTTGAGCAAGTTGTGTACACGAGGATTAAATAAACTTCCGTTTGTATTAAACCGTATAGTAACACTTGAGTCTAGTCTTTCTAAAAACTGTGGCAAGTGTTTAACCATCATAGGTTCGCCTCCTGTCAGGTAAACTTCTTTTAATGGCAAGTTTTCAAAGTAGTGTAAAAATTTTTCATCATACCAGTTGTAATTTTTTACATCTAGTACAGTATGATATGGATTTAAGTTTTGTCTAGCCATTTCTGCGGCTTCTTCTGCAATGCTACTACTTGCACCACTATGACAACTTATACATTTAAAATTACAACTATTACCAAAACGTAAATCTAAGTGTGTTATATCAGGACCGTAAAAGTCCTTTTGTTGACGTCTGCTAGGTATTCCTGCTTCTTCATGTTTCTTGCAAGTAATACAAGCATCAGGCCATTCGTCTTTTGCTAGAAGTTCTTTAGCATTTATAACAGGTTGACTGTTAAGCCATTGTTGCGGAGTATGTGTATGCACAGTTTCTACATTATCAGGCTCGTTACTAGTACAGCATAATCGATACTGTCCGTTTGCCGCAATGTATACGTGACTTTCTAAAAGTTTACATCTCATAGCATATGAGCCTTATGCATTAAATCATGTACATTATCTGTAACTTCTGTTAATTCAACACTTACAATATTTTTATATTTGCTTAACATTCTTGTCCAAGAGTCTCTGTTTAAATTATATACATTGTTCCAATCTAATGGCATAACTAATTTTCCAACAACAATGTATCCTAACGCCATATCTAATGTAATTGGCTTATCTGTATTTTTCTTATACCAATCAACAAAATGTTTTGTAACTGTAAACGGAGTATCGTATGCAGAACGATATAACATATATCCCTCGCAATTAATATGTTGTTGGGTAACTACTTCGTTAATCCTATCACCTTCGCCTCTGCCACAAATTTCTAACCAATGTTTACCTAGTGTATTGTAACCCATACACAGGTCTCCAAAGTTTCTGTCCATTCTAAAGTATAATAGATCTTCGTTTTCAATTGGCAACGTAGTAGCGCCTTCAAATCTAAAAAAACTATTAAGACGGGGCGAGTCTTGATTACTTAAAAATTGTTCATAAACGTGTATTAATCTATTTAACCTATCGTAATCTTCTGAATGATTTTTATTTTCTATAAGTTTGTGTAATTCGCTTAGAGAAGCATTTGGATCAATATTTAAATTAGTTGTAATATTTACAATTTCTTGCTTTAATTCTTCTTCATCTTTTGTATCTAATACAAAACTTGTTTCCTGTACTAGTGGTTTATTAATATTTTGTTGTAACAAATACAAAAATTTGTTTGCTGGGTGATGATCGTATAGCACATATGTTAATGGTAATAACTTCTCGCCGTTAGAATATGTTACGGTAATACCAGGCTTATTACAATATATTTTTTCAGGCAATAAATATTCCATATGCAAATAGTTTCTCTTACAAACCACCATCCAAAAAATCGAGTTGATATCAACTTTCAAATGGGTAACACTTGTAATTATGCCTGTTGGTACTGTTTCCCTGGCAGTCATGAAGGCACATATCGCTGGCCTGATCTGGATTTAGCAACTAAAAATTTAGAACATATTATTAACTGCTATAAAGAAATTGGTAAAACAGAATTTCAAATAGACCTAATTGGCGGGGAACCTACACTATGGCCAGAGTTAATTAAATTTACACAACACTTTCGTAACCTTGGATGTACGTTTCATTTGAGTACAAACGGTAGCAGAACTTTATCATGGTGGGAGAAAAATGGCGGTGAGTTTGACACTGTTTACATTAGTTGTCATCACGAACGTATTGATGTAGAACACGTTAGTAAATTAGCAGATATGTTATGGAGCAAACATAACAATGTTATTTGTGATGTGCTTATGGATACAAAGGATTGGGATACTTGTGTAACTATTGTAGATAGATTGTTAGAAAGTGAAACAAGTTTTCCTGTAAATGTTAAACCTATTAAATTAGGAAATACAACACAAGACACAACATATGAACAGTCGCAGTATCTACTAAACCAACGTAAAAGAAATCCTAAGCAAGACGAAATTTTTAAACCTAAGAAATCTAAACCTCCAGTGTTATTAACATATGAAGATGGTAGTACACAAGAAGTATCAAAAAACTATGTTCTAATAAACAATTTAAATAACTTTAAAGGTTGGAGTTGTAATTTAGGAGTAGACACTGTGTTTATAAACTTTGACGGAAGTATAGGCAGTGTGTGCGGAAATAATATTTTAGGATTTAAATCTGGAGAGTATAATTTATATGATCCTAAACTAGCAGAAAAATTTAAGCCTATTATAAAACCGGTTACTTGTGAAAAAGAAAAGTGTATGTGTCAAGTAGGATTTTTACTTCCTAAACACCGCAAGTTTTAGAACAGATATCATATCTATTTTCGTTATTCCAACTTTCAGGCAAATACTTATTAAACCATTCACTGTTTAGTATTTCTTCTAAACTATAATCGTTTACACTTAACCAATCAATACTTGCTACATCTACAGCATAAGGACTGTCTGGGTTACGAGGATATCTATCACTTAAAAAATAACAGCAAGGAAATACTTCGCCCATGTGACTAATTTGTATTTTACGTTTTGTTTGCCATTTGCATTTAATAGTTGTTTTAGAAAAGTCTGTAATATTTTTAATACGTTCTACATTGTCAAGGTGTTTTGAATCGTATTTTATTTTACGTGCAGATTCTTTTTTGTTTGCTTTAAAACTTTCTATTGCTTTATTAGTCAAACTATTAATAGCACTAAAAGTATGTCCGCCATTAATTTCAAAGCGTTTAAACCCCATATCAATACTTAATTGTTCACACTGTTCAATTTGATGTGCATTGTGTTCAAACACTAGCATACGCCAACGTGCCATACCACCTGCTTTAATAAATGTACTAGCATTAGACATTACTTTATCCCATATTACGCCTCTGCGATATAAATGGTTTGTATCTTCGAGTCCGTCTATACTAAATGTAACATGACTGCCAAACGGAAACGGTTGTAGTACATTTGCTAATTCTGCCCATTGTGTTCCTAATCCTCCGTTTGTGTGTATAACAACTACGGGCGGATTTTTATAACCTGCTAGGTGTTCTAGTGCCGGAATTAAATTTGGATTAAAAATTGGATCACCGTAACTACCGTTAAAGATAACTTCTTTAATTTTCAGGTCTGGAGTGAAGATATTGCGCCAAGTATCTAAAGTCATATGCTCTAAAGGCATACGTGGATTTACTGTAACACCTCCCAAATTTCTACTGCAATTTCCGCACATTGAATTACAATGACTTGTGAAATCTATTACAATCGTATCTACATCGTCTGGGTGCAAGTAAGGCATAAGTATATTTATAGATAACTGCGTACTTAATTATGAAACAAGAAACATTATCAGAAGCAATAAAAAAAGCCAACCTTGGCGACAAGGTAATGGACGATAATGCTATGTGTGCAATGAAATGGATTCATTGTTATGTGCACCTCAGCGAAGGTATTGTAAAGAATTGCCACAACGTACCACAACGTTTTATCACACAAGAAGAACTAGACAAGTATGGTAAAGATGTGTTTATGAAACATCCATACGAACTAGAGCGTAGACAAGAAAAACTAGACAACATAAGACATAAAGATTGTAGTGCTTGTTGGCGCAACGAAAAACGCGGAGTAAGAAGTCCAAGATTACCCGGAAAGTATTTTGAGTTTCATCGTGAGCGTTTTGAAAATCCTGCAGATATATTAGAACCGTTACCTAGTCAACTTGAAGTATATTTTAATAACACTTGTGATTTAAAATGTCAATATTGTAACGATGTTTTTAGCAGTCAGTGGGAAGTTGAGAATCGTAAGTTTGAAGTAGCACCAAGACAAAAACATACAGCACCAGATGGCTTTGCAGATACATTTTATGAATGGTTAGATGATGCTGTTGACAACGTGTTACAATATTATATTTTAGGTGGAGAGCCTTTAATACAAAATGAATTGTATGATTATCTTGATAGACTAATTGAATTATTTAGAAAGAAATCAAACAAGTTTAATATTAAACCTGTTATTATTTTAATTAGCAACGGCAACACTCCAGAAGCATACCTAAACAAGTGGTTTGAAAAGGCTACTGAGTTAGAAAAATATGCCAGTGTTCAAATGGATATTAGTATGGAAAGTTACGGAGAAAAAGCAGAATTTATTCGTACTGGCTTAAACTGGAATAGATTTGCCAGTAATGTAAAACGTATTATGGAGTTTGCAAAAGGTAAAGATTTTAGATTAAGGTTTAGTACAACTCACAGTGCTTTAAGTATTACAAGTTGTTTAGATTTTTTACAATGGTTAAAACAATTAAAAGAAGAAACAGGATGCGATGTTGATTTAATTAGAAGCAATGTTTCATATCCAGTGCAACTAGCACCGTGGATGCTAACAAAAGAATTTAAACCTTACATTAATGACATTGTTAAATGGATTAATAAACAAGCACCTGAATGGAATTACTATGCTGACTTTATGAAAACAATTAAAAAGAGTTTTGGAAAACATTCAAACTCAGATAAGATTGAAGTTGTTAAATGGGTAGAGCGTACAAAGATAAGACGTAACTTAGATTTAGTAGAAACATTCCCTGAACTAGAATCGTGGTATAAGTATTGTCAAAATCACCGCTGATAAATATAGGTACAACATGAAGTACATATCAAATTACAACCCAACACTAATTACACCACAATTCGTAGATGGACTAGAATATGACATTATTGAACTTCCGTGGAAACTAGACGTAGATAAACTACAGGAGTGGTACAGAAAAGTAGACAGTACATATGACAACTTATATTTTAGTTGGCGTAAAGAGCAATATCTTAAAGACAAGTATCATTTAAAAAATATTGAAACAGCATTTGCTGGTGAAGTAGGAACTGAAGGTAGAGGTGTACACGATGAAGGGTATCATATTGTGCGTTACATTAAAGAACAGTTTAAACACCCAGAAGAAATACTTGTAATGGAAGTTAGTTGGCCTGTTGAAAAAGAAATTCCATGTCCGCCTAAATGGGCAGGCAGAGAAGATTTATATCCTGAACTTTCTACTAATGCACCTAAACGTGTGCAAGAAAAATTTAAGTTTGGGTATTTTAAAGAACTAGTAGAATACTTTGGAGAAGATATTTTGCGTGATGTTAGTATTAGGAAACATCAACCAAATGCAGTATTAGGAAAGCATATAGATGGTCCTAATGTACAGAGATTACATATTCCTGTGACTACCGGCGAAGGTGCTATATTTGCATACGGAGAAAACTTGGAAAGAGAATATAACTTACAGTTAGGTAAAGCATATATTATTAACGCCGCAGTGCCACACGGTACATTTAATCGTAGCGGTATTGATCGCAGTCATTTACAAAGCAAGCCACATACAGATGCTATTGTTAGAATGTGTAATATGGAGATAGTGCTTTGAAAGAACTAGAACAGTACTGGCAAGAAAACAACAAGGAATACGAATTTAAGTATCCAGAGCAGTTCGATCCTAAATGGATTGTAATGGAAAGTGGCTGGCCTTTTTTTAAATTAAGTGCATTAGACAATCAACCTTGGAAAGAGATGCACATTGAGGCAGAAGCGTTACTTGAATATTTTAAAGATCACAGAACTGACTATGGAGAAGGTTGGAAGAGTCTTACACTACACGGACTTAGTGAAGATACACAAACACTAAACAGTTATGGCGATCGTGCTGAAACTATCAAACAGTTGGACTGGACTTGGGTAGCAGAACAATGCCCTGTAACTAAAAAGTTTTTAACAGATGTGTGGCCTGCAGAGTTTTTAAATCGTGTGCGTTTTATGTTACTAGAGCCGGGTGGATATATACTTCCGCATCAAGATAGAGCCGATGAGGAAAAACGTTTAAGTGTTTGTAACATCAGTTTAAACAATCCAGAAGGTTGCGAGTTTGTAATGAAAAATCAAGGGCGTGTACCGTTTGAAGATAAAGGCAGTGCGTTCTTAATGGATATTTCAAATGTACACAGTGTATGGAATCGCAGTGATGAGCCTCGTATTCATATGATTATTCATTATGAACTAGGTAAACGTATTCGCGACTTTTTCTATGTGCTAAGACAAAGTTATTATACTAATAGAGGTTAACGTGAAAGATTGGAATAGTATTACCGTAGATAGATATTGGGAACAAATTAAAGTACCCAATGATGTTGCTATTGGCATATTAGATATCTCACGCGATATTGATAGTCGTACTGTTGCTAAACGCAGTTTTGATATGACTTACTTTTATGTTAATCGTATGATTAAAATGGGTATGTGTACTTTTGTTGGGTTTGAAAAACGTGTAGAAACTATATTAGAAAATGCTCTAGCAAAAAACAAAAAGTATTGTATGGTTGCTTGTCAAGGTTTATTGTTATATAGAGGTCCTAGTTTAATTACACAGAGCCTACATTATGCAGACAACAATCCAAACTTTTTTGTTGTAGGGCATATTATGGACAAAACAAAACAGCACTATCTAACTAAAGGTGCTTATCCAGGTTTACACAGACAATATCTATTTGTTAATTTAGAAACTTGGAAACAGTTAGGTAAACCAGCCTTTGATGAAATGGGAATATTCAAAGATAGAAAACCTGTACTACAAAATTATCAATTAAGCAATGAAACTGTACACAGTGATTATACGCCTGATTGGATACAAGGTACGCAAGGTGAAACAGAATATCAAATAACTTCTGATGGAAGTAACTGGATTGATATTGCTTGTCGTAACGGAATACGTATTGATAACTTAGATAATGATATGCGTGACTGTAAAGTATTTCTATATCCTTATAGCGATACAAAAGAGTTAGAGGAAGTATGGTATGATAAAGACATTAACAAAATTGATAAACTTTCTAACCAATCGCAAAAAGCCTGGCTTAGAAAACTACAGTACCAAGAGTACATTGAAAAAGACAGAGTGTATGCGTTTAACACAGAAACACTATCTGCTGAAGGAGTAAGAACAAATGGAAAAGTTATAGATCATTTGTTTACTGCCGCGGCAGGTTTTAAACCTCTTGCTATATTAAATGCTAACGGGTTTCACAATAGTACAACAGTACATTATTTTGATTGGTGCAAATCAAGTTTAAACTATAAAAAGCATTTATTAGAAACTTGGGACGGTTATGATTTAGATAAATGGTTATTAGAACACGACTTAGATTATAACTTTAGTTCTACATATAGAGGAAACTATAAACAGTTTTGGGAACAAGAATTAAAAGACTTTGGTGGTAGTTTAGCATTTCAAAGACTCTGGGAAAGATACAAAAAATTAAAACATGAATTTCATGTTATTGATATTGTAAACGAAAGCGATAAACTGTTTGATGAAATTAACAAAACACACGGTACAAAGGTATTATGGACTACTAACATTTGGAGTAGTGAAATGTTACACTGGAATGTTGAGCCAGAAGTAATAGAACAAAAGTGGTTAGAGTTTGAAAAGCGTGTACCAGATGATTTAGTTTTATATGGACATGATTACGTAGCAGTTGATATGAACACAAGATTAAGGAGTGGTGTAAAACTAACACACTTGCATTATGATTAAAACAGTTACATATTCTAAACAAGGTATACTAGACTATGTTAAAAATATTGACATAGCAAATACACCTGACTATTTTATAAGTGTGTCAACAAGTCACGGACCAGAAAGTTTTCGTTTATTTGAAGGTGCGTATCATAATGTTATTAGTTTGTTTTTTGATGATGTAGAAGTAGATTGTTGGAAAGACATAGAAGATGGCAGACGTGTTTGGTGTAATGCTATGACAGAACAGCAAGCCACAGAACTGTTAAGTTTTATTAACAGTATTCCAAATGACACAACAGTACATATTAATTGTAGTGAAGGACAGTCCCGCTCACCCGCTATTGCACAGTTTATTAATGAACATAGAAACAATGTAAAAGAAAATAATCCTCTAGTTAATCAACACGTATTAAAACTATTACAGGAAGCAACAGGGTATAAACGTTATATTGAAAAACATGACGAAGTAAAGTTAGGTTGGAAAATTAAAAAATGGTTCCCAGTTGATATTAATAAAATACAAAATTGGTATTATAGTTTAGAAGAAAGATACAGTGATTGGAAATTTATTGTAGGAGAAAATCATCATATATGGAAATTTCCTATTACAGACCCAGAAGGCAAAACAGGACATCGCTTAATGGATGATACAGCATATTATACACTTTGTTGGAATAGTGATGAGCCAGGCCCTAAGCCATTTGAACAAGGGTGTGCTAAAGACGAATATAAAGATAATGATGATGACAATCTAAATCCTCGTATGTGCTTTGACGGTTATGCTTTAGACATTGTACAAGGTTTACCTGTACGTAGTAAAAAATGGTTAGTAACTATTCACACTCCGGGTACTAAACTAATTACACATCAAGACGCACCAGACAAGATTAGAGTACATATTCCTATACACACAAATAATAATAGTAATTGGATAATTGACGGTGAAGAATATCATATGGAACCCGGCTGGGCATATCTTGTTAATACAACAGTTCCACACAGTGTAGAGAACAAAGGGTCTACTGATAGAATACATTTATATGGTAAAGTATGGACAGAAGATGTAAGGAAGTTAAACTTATGAAAGTTGTAATTACTGGAGGTAGAGATAGCGGAATTAAACCTGGTGTACATACTATGAACAGTTGGTTACATGATTACTTTAGTGAAGGTAATGAAGTAATACAATTGAGTAGAGAAACAGGATATGATTTTGATAAAGACTACGACAAGTGTGTTGAGATAGCAAGAACAGCAGATATATTTGTCAATAGTGCTTGTGTTAACGATTATCAAATTCGCTTCTTAAATGACGTTTACGGTTATGTTCCCTACTTATTAACTATTGGAAGTATTGCAGGTGAATTCTTAGAAGTTCCTCAAGGATATGATAATCATCCTAACTATGTTGAAGTTAAGAATAAATTAAAGCAACGTTGTAAATGGATCCAACTAGAACAAATGGATAATCAAACAACTAAATTATTACATTTGAATATTACAGAAACACGTGATCCTAAGTATAATATTATAGGATTAGAAAAAACAGATTTAAATAAGGTACTAGACTTTTGGTTTGAGAATCCTATTATGTCAAATATTGATATGAGATTCTTTACAGAAAGTTATCATAAAGAATATAAACGCAATAAAGTACAAAGGATTATAGATCACTACAATGATAAGAGAAGTTAAAACACTTAACACAACAGTTGACATTAATGAATTGCAAGACTACTATAAGCAATTAGTAAATAGTCACCAAGACTTGTGTTGGAGATATAAAGATAATGTTAGTGAAGGCGTTGGCGGACACGTACTTGACAATGCTTATGGTTGGGCATTACAAAGTAATCTTGATGATTTAACATTACCTTGTCCTCCGTACAATGTTACTGAAGAACGCAAAATGCATCCTTATAAAGATACTAAATTAATGTTTGGCATTGCTCGTAAATTACAAGATGCGTTTCCATTTGCACATCAGTTTAGTGTAGTTGTACACCCTCCAGGAACTTTTATTAACTTTCATAGCGATAGCGATAATTATTTAAAAGTACATATTCCTATTGAAACTAATAGCAAAGCATATTTTCAATTTCAACCAATGCGTAGATTTGTTTTGCCAGCAGACGGAAGTATGATTCTAGTAAATACTAATATCAAACACGGTACATACAACGAAGGTGATACAGATAGAGTACACTTATTTTTTAAGATACCTATTGATAAAGAGAATGAAGTAGTAGGAATGGAAGGTAAGATATGAGAGTAATACAAAATTACGATCCTAAAGATATTACAATGGATTTATTGTATAATGACGACTCGTGGGGTGCTATTGAATTAAATGTCAAACTAGATGTTTATGAATTGCAATCTTATTATAATACTATACAACAAGAACACAACTATCAATATTTTGACTTTCAAAACTTTCCTGAGCGGTTAACTATTGAAGTTAGTAAGCAGTATATGGAATTAGGTTACTGTGGATACTATTGCGGACCAATTAGCGGATATACTCTTGCTTGGCCTAAAGAAAGATACGAACCACTGCCGCCACCTAGTCAAGCAAATGTAGATATGTTTCCTGAAACACTCGATCCAGAGTTTTATGAAAAGTGTAACGTGTTACCTCGTTTTAGATTTGGCTATATGAATACACTAATTGATATGTTAGGTGAAGACAGTTTTAAGCAGTGCATTATTACAGAACACGGACCTAGTGCAACTATTCAAACACATAAAGATTCAAATGCTAAGAAGTTACACATACCACTAAGAACAAATTCACAAGCGGTGTTTACCTTTGGTGAAAACAGAGAATTAAAATTTAATATGCGTGTAGGTAAAGTATACATTCTAAACACCAGTGCTTTTCACGGTACTGAAAATTTTGGTGATACTCCTAGAGCACATTTTATTACTCGTGTTGACGAAACAAAAATACAGGATATAATTGCTTTATGAATGTAACTATTGTAGGCGGCGGAACAGCAGGTTGGATGACAGCCGCATATCTTTCTAAAAAAACTGATTGGAATATTACAGTTATTCAAAGTCAAGATATACCTATTATAGGTGTAGGCGAAAGCACACTTCCAAGTATGTATGACTTTATTCAAGAGTGTGGTTTAACAGAACAAGATTTATTTGATAACTGTGATGCTGTCCGTAAGTACACAATAAAACATAAAAACTGGCACGGCGAAAGTTGGTTCCATCACTTTTGTTTTAATGAAGCAGAACACGATGAACAAATGCGTTGGATGGAAAACTATGAGTTACCAGATAAAAAATGGCGCCATGCTTATCACATAGATGCAAATAAACTTGGTATTATGTTGCGTGACAAAGTAGCATTACTAAATGGTGTTAAATTAGAAACACGTACACTAGAAACTATTGACGATTTACAAGCAGATTTAATTATTAATTGTACAGGGTTTAATAAACTATTTCCTAAAAAAGAATATGTAAAAACACGTCTTAAAAACAACTGTGCAGTAGTAGCACCTAGTTACGATAAAGAATTAAAATATTACACAGAAACAACTGCTATGAGTAACGGGTGGATGTGGAATATTTACTTACAAAATCGTATTGGTAATGGATATGTCTTTAGTACAGAACATCAAACAGTTGAAGATGCTAAACGTGAATTTATTGAAACGTGTCCTTATACTCTTGAACTAGATAAAATGCGAGTAATACATTGGGAAAGCAAATACTGTTTAACTCCGTATCAAGATAATATTTTAAGTATTGGATTAAGTGCCGGATTTATAGAGCCTTTAGAAGCACAAGCAATTTGGTTAATACAATATCAAATCGAAATGCTAGTAAAATTATACGGCAAACAAAAAGTTTACAATAGACAATGGATTAAAGTTGTAAAGCATATTGAAGATTTTCTTGCATTGCACTACGAAGCAACAAGTAAAGACACACCCTATTGGCAAAATCAAGTAAAAGAAATTAAGATTAAAAAGAAACCGTTTACTATCTTTGATGAATATAGTTTTAGGTGTTTAGCCAACGGTTACGCTCTTCCTCATACTTCTTAACATCAATTCTCCATATTCTTTGGGGAACATAAAACAGCATAGCACTTTGCTCTAATTTCCAAATGCCAGTCTTTGCTAACATAGGCATCATAGTATCGTTCATGCGTTTACTTTTACCACCGTCGTTGTTGATGTTAGTTGTAATGTAAAGTTCGGCATCTGGGTTTTGTCTAGTTGCCCAAGTAATTTGTAATGGCAACAAATGACTTAAATGTATTCCTGTTTTAAATATATTACGTCCAACACCTAGTGTGTAGCCTGGCAACTGTGCGCCTCTAAATAAAAGTCTATAAGCATTAGGAGATACTTCTGGTAATTTGTGTGCACCAGCAATACTAACAATTTTATCTCCATCAAATGCCGCACACCAAAAAGGACACCAGTCCCATTTCATTTTTTCTAATGATGTGTTATTACTGAAGTCTTGAGAATTACAAAATTCTTCTACTGCGGGTTTGTCATTATTAGTTAATGCTCTAAACTTTAGTTTTCCAAGTTTGTCCATTTGTTTCTTTTGCTCTCTTAACAAATCTTACAGGGTTCATTTCAAACAGATCTCCTGTTGCTTTTCCGTTTATATAACACTCATGTAAACTACTGAAACTAATTGGATAAAACATCACATGATCATCTTTTATGGTATTTAAATCAAATGATGTACTGTTATAACCAATCATTACCGGTGGAGGAAACTCAGTCATACCATACCAATTTGCTACAGTTTGGACACCACGTTCTCTAAACGCATCTATAAAACTTTGTTCTATTTTGGAACTACCTGTAACCATATAACGTACACTGCTCATATCTAACTGTTTAAATGCTTTAGTGTTACTTAATAGTTCTAAATGCCGCGGTATTAACGCTATAACCGTCGGTTTAACGCGGTTAAACAGTTCAGGGTAGGTGTAGGTACTAAAGTTGCTAGAAACGTGCTGTGCGCCGCTTAAAAACGCAGGAAGAGCGGTGATTGTGTAGTGGGCAATAGTGTTTGCAGGGAACACATCGAGTACTATATCGTCTTTGGTAAGTCCAATTTCTTTTATACTTTTGGTTGCACATTCTTTTATATAATCCCAAGAATGTTTAACCTCTTTTGGTTCGTCGGTACTACCAGATGTGAATAGTGTAAGAGTGCTCATACACTTACTTATTTTAAAAAGTTTTTGGTAAAGTTAATGCTGGTTAGTACAGTGCGTTCCAAGCAACACCATCATAGTATACTGGATAACTTACAGCACCGCCTTTTGATGCTGGATCCCAGTTAGTACCGTCAGCAATAACAATCATTCCTTCTACTGCTGTAGGAGCACTTGTTTGTGGTGCTAGTTTCATAAACCCGTTTACGTCTAAGTGTGCATCTGCAACGTGTACTGCCGCTTGGTTAATAGCAAAGTAACCACGTGCATCAAAAGATGCCGCAACCAATGAAGGTGCTGTACCTGTTCCTGCATTGTTAAGGAAAATAATTTTACCTTTAGCAGTATCATTGGCAACTGTTTCATTATTGTCAACAGTTAATGCAATAATTGCGTTTGGAACATTACCTTCAGTGCCGCTACCGTCAACATCTGGATCAACTGATCTAGAACTTAAAACGCCAACATAATCACCTGCTGTTGCTTTAACAGGAGTAACCATATCGCCGTGACGTGCAGTAAATGTAAACTTGGCACTATCATTAATGCCAGTACCTGCAATGTTAACAATTTCAATTGGCTCAGATCCGTCTGCGTTAACAACCTGGAATACGTTAGAAACTACATCGTTAATATCGCCAATACGAACTTCATTAACACCTTGAACTGTAATCTGATTATCAACAATGTTCATTACACCATTAAACAGTTTAACAGTACCGTCTGTTCCATCAATGATTGTACTAGAATCTTCAGCAAATACAGAACCTTGTAGATCTGCATTTAGTTGTGTAATTTGCAAAGCATTAAGATCAAGATCGCCTGGCTTCCATTGAGCGGCAAGATTATCCCAAGTAAGGATTTGTCCGTTGATAGGAGCGTCTGCACCTGATGTACTTACATCACCTAGACCGTCAATACTCTTAGATGCTAATTGTGCATCAAGATCAAATGACAAAAATGCTTCATCACCTACAACCCAGCCACCTGCACCACCGTTAGCACTTGAATCGTATTTTAAAATTTTGTTAGTAGCAACACCAGATACAGCATCAACATTAGTTAAATCATTTAGTTCTTGTGCAATATTAAGTGTTTGTGGTTCCCATGTGTTTCCAGTAGTGTTCCACGTTAGCACTTGTCCGTTAGCAACACCAGCAGTAACAACATCGGTTAAGTCATTTAATCCTACGTCTGGATTAATAAGTGTACCTGTTGATGATGATCCATCGCCAACGTATAATTTACCTGTGTCGGTAGTGTAAATGGGTTCACCCGTTGCTGAGGAGCCTACTAGGGCGTCTAACTCGGCTTGTGTACCTCTTCTAAATTTAAGTGCCATACTTGCTAACTCCTGATATCTGTTTGCTATATGTATTTATGCGAATTGACATCTTTCTTTATTCTTACTTATTTACGCATTTTAGCGTTTTTTAAGGCTTTAGTAACGCCTTTTTCAACATCAAGTTTGATCTTTTTACTGTCAATAGCGAAGTTAACGCCTGCAATCTCCGCGCCGTATGTATCAAATAATTCACGAATTTCCTTATTGAAGGACGTTTGAGTAGCATTGGTTTTTGTTTCTATAATCCATATTTTCTTGTTCTTGAAGCGAACTTCAATATGTTCTAGGTACTCTAGAGGTATTGAATCAATTTCAATACCCCTGAATACTTCTGGCCAATGTCTGATTACGTCTTCAGGAAGTTTAAGTTTCCTGGACCCCATCTAAGTTAAGCCTTGGCTTTTTTCTTAGTAGGTACAAGTTCCTCTGCTTGACGTCTTAGTTCTGCCGCTTCTTTACTTAATCTATCTGCTTGTGAGCGATATGATTTAGCAAGTGCTTCGTCACTTAACACATCTTCGGTTTGTTGAACATCAATTGGCTCTCCTGAAGGAGCAGTTACGTCACCAGTTGGTACTGATTGAGTAGTCTCTTTAGCCGTACTACCATCTGTGATAGCAAGGTCATCAATTGAAACACCTTTTTGTTCAGCAATGATTTTGTTCAACTCGTCTAACGAAACTGATGTAGTGTTAGTTGGAGTCATTTCAACATCTTTAGTAGGAACTTTAAGAAGTTTGCCTTGAGTATGAAACTTAGCCAACATAATTGAACCATCGCTTAAACTTGTACGAGCCATTGCTTCGGCAAGTTCGTTTGCTGATTGACCAGTTGGTGACTCAATTAACTGCATTAAAATGTCGTGATCTGAATCTGTTAGGTTTTCAGTTGACACAATCAATGCATGATTAGAATCACCAGGAAGAGTTCTGTACGCAACAGCAACTTTCCTTTTGTTTGTTTTTAATCTTCCAATATGCTTAATAGCCATTTTATTTCTCCGTTACAGGTTCGCCAGATAATGCCGCTGATGCATCAGCACCTGAGACTGGAACATCTTTCTGGACAGGTTCTTTTTCAGCCGCCTTAGCCGCGTCTGCCTGTTGTTTTTGTACTGACTGTAAAAATGTATCTAACTTATTATAAGTTGTACCTACAGCCGCTAATTCGTTGGCCTTAAATGCGCCACGTTGTGTAGCCACATCAATTACTGTTCTAAGAGTGTTTAGATCTTGAACGGTTAATTCAACTGCACCTGTGGCCGGTCCTGGTGCTGTTGCTTGTGTTGTTGTATCAGACATATGTCTTCTCCTTTGTTTAGTAATGTATATACTTTATTACTTATTTGTATTTTAAAAGAGGACACGCCAAAGCGAAATATGAAAGTTCCTTTGGATCCTCAAAACCGATTCTTAATCGGTGTTCTAAAGTATTATTCTGTTGTATTTGGATACTTTTACCAATGTAAAATCTACTCTTACAATGAGTGAGTATCCAATTTGTTAGTGCCTTTTCTAGATTATAATTTGGATGAATATCTAAGTACTCTAAATGAGGTCCTGGATATTCTAAACGTCTTAGTTTAAAATAGTTAAGCGGATTTGGTTTCAACTTCATAGTGTGTAGTTACTCCGAACGGTGCTTGTGTTTCTTTATTATGATGACTATGAATAACAAAGATAGTATCACAATAGTCAGGATCTCCCCAACCATCCCAAGTATATCCGTCAGTAAACATAATAAATTTCTTAGGAACAATATCGTTTTCTTTCATGTAATTCCAGTTACACATAAAGTCTGTGCCACCACCACCTACAACTTCATAAGATGTTAAATCGTTTGAAGATGCATCAAAGTCTGCTTCATTATAAACTTCTGTATCAAAGCACCAAACTTTAATATTAAAATCTTGGTATTGATCCATAATGCCTTGTACTTCTGAAAGAAATATCTTTGCTTGTTCGTCGCCAATTGAACCTGACATATCAATAGCAACACAAATATCAATAGTATCTTCAAAGTTCATACCAGGAAGAATAGCACCAGTATGCCAGCCTTTACGTGAAGGACGACTAAACGTAAAATCGTTCTTAATAGTTGATTGTATCTGTTGCTGAAGTAACTCTCTCCAGTTCATTTTAGGTTCAGTTAGATCTTGAATGATACGTGCAATTTCAGCAGGCATATTTCCAGCACCAGAACTTTGTGCTGAACTGATCATTGACTCTTTAATTTCATCTCGGATTTTACGTAGTTCTTCTTTGCTATAACTAGGTTTACCTTCACCTTTTTTATCACTATCTCCAGACTTGCTTTGACCTTGATTAGTACCATCTTGTTCCCAATCAACGTGCTCGTCAAGTAATTGACCTAGTTGTTTAAGTTCTTCTTCATCATATTTTTTATATAGTTCATCATAGATTTCTTCTGATGACATCGGATCATATTTAAAATCTTGATAAATTTGAATGTCTGCAGGCTTTTCACCAATCTTATCACGAACAAGAATGTTGTTAACTTTGTAGTCAGCCGCAATATTATGAACCATAGGATCACGTTTTTCTCTACGACCCATATGATCGTAAACGCAGTGTAGGATTTCGTGTGCAATTACAAACTCGATATTTTTGTTTGTAAGAGTTGAAAAGAACGCAACATTATAAAACAAGTTACGTCCATCTGTAGCGGCAGTTGGACACCAATCACTAGCGTCTTGTATCTTAAGACGTGTTGCCATATTACCAAAAAATGGGTGACGAAGTAGCAAACCTACTCTTGCAACAATAATTTTATCAAGAACTTCTGCACGAAGTTCGTCAGTAATTTCAACTTCTACTTTAGTTGCTTTTTCTAAAACAGTTGTATTTGCCATTATGTATTCCTCTCAGTGCCTTATTATGTATATATTATAGTATATTTAAGATGGAAAGTCAACCCCTAAAAAGATTGGGGAAACAGTGCTGTGAAAGGACTTACCAGCATAGCCGTTGCCTTTCTCAATGTTTTGGAACAACACTGCTCCCCCAAAAAGTTAAGAAGCCTGTGCGGCAGTTACATACTTGCCGAATTTTTCATGGAACTCATCAAAACATTCAACTTCATCTGGATCGATTGGAAGTTGATATTGGGTAAGAGCAAGTTTGATGCCCATTACTACCAATTCTGTATCAAAGTTATCCATTGCAAAACGTAAAAAGTTATCAACCATGTCGTTGAACTTTTTGTCGTTTTTGTCACTGGCTTCTTTTAGTTCATAGCAAAGTGAAACAGTCAAGGAATACATGGCACTGATTTCTCTAGTTTTCAATTCTTTCACCTTACCTGCTAAAATCTCTGAAGGATTAGGCAAGTCTGATGCCATCTTACGATGGGCCATAAACTTAACAGCAAGGCCTTCGCCTACTGCACCACTAACTAAATCAGTAGTGGTATTCTCGTCATCATCGTCCTCAAGAAGTTCGGACACAAATGACCAAGAACGCGGTGTAGCAAATGAACGACTTGGCGACTTAGGATCAAAGTCATACAAGTCTTTCTTGCTATATGTTAGATAACCGACAACATCTGTGTGAATGTTGTTTGCAGTTGCCCAACTAAACCAATCGTCAAAATCAACCTTAAGTTCTAAGTGAACAAAACGATTAGCAAGTGGCGCCGGCATCCTGTATGTGACGCCTTTATCTGCGTCTCGGTTACCCGCGGCTACAATTAGTACATTGTCCGGCAACACATATTGTCCAACTCTACGGTTAAGGATCAATTGATATGCCGCGGCCTGTACTGCTGGTGCCGCAGAATTCATTTCGTCTAAGAACAAAATAATGTTCTTATGTTTTTTAGCCAACTCAGCAGTTGGAAGTTCTTGCGGTGGTGCCCATTTCATTACATTGTCGTTTGCCGCATAGTAAGGAATACCTTTAATGTCTGTAGGTTCCCAAAGTGACAAACGAACGTCAATGACGTGTGCGTCTAAGTAATCACCAATTTGGTGAATAATGTCTGATTTACCAATACCTGGTGCGCCCCATAAAAATAATGGACGTTTCTTTTTGAATGCTCTAATAATACTCTTCTTTGCATTATTAGGACTAACAGTGCGAGTTGCGATATTTTCCATTTTGTATTCCTCTCTTTCAGTGCCTTAGTTAATTTCTAACTATGTTTATAGTATAGCATCACTAGGATAAAAGTCAACCGGTTTTTTATATATTTTGGTGAAAAAAATAGATTAAGATAGTTCTTCGTCTGCTCGTTTTAATGCTTTAGTTAAGCCGTATTTCTTAACATCACCACTAAAAAGATGTAATTCGAGTGCTTTCTTTTCGTCAAAAACTACTATCATTCTGTTAGTCAAGTAGTATGGACACGTAATAAATTGGTCTAACCAAATTACTGTGTTAGTTGTAAGTTCAAAATCTTGTGGGAATGGAACCTCATAGTCTGTGATTCCTATTTTTTCTGTAAGAAATAAGTAGCCTTTATCAGTAAGACGCAAGCCACCTGTTTCTTTTACTCTAGTATTTTGCCACCAAACAGATAGATACTGTTTCATAGTGGCTTCATTAATACTAATGTCTGCTTGTTTTAAGAAAACTTTTGTATAGGTTTCTTTCCAGTTCACTTTACCTTGCCTTCGCGTAGAAGTTTTTCTCTATTAGCCATATGCTTCATTTGTACTTCTTCTTTGCTTCCACCGAAGTATGCAACAGCATGACCTTCTTCTACAAGAATGTCTGTTACCATACGTCCGTCATTAGAAACAAAGTCTCCTAAGATACGTCCGAACTTGCCTTTCATATCTTCGCCATTCTTATTAACTTGTGTTTTTAGAATAGCAGTTTTATCTAGTAATTCTTTAAGACGTGCTTTAGAAGCAAGTCCGAATTTCTTTTCTACTTTGTCTCTGGTTCTTGATTCTGGTGTGTCTATGCCCATGATACGGACACGTTCATCTTTTAACCATACTCCAAATCCTAAGTCTATGTCTACGTCTACTGTATCGCCGTCCACGACTTTTACTACCTTTACTTTATATTCGTACATATTGCCCTCCGCCCTGTTATTGTACTATATTTCTTTAACTACATCTCCGTCTACTAATCTTACTACAGAAAATTGATCTGTGTTAAATAAATCGTTTAATTTTTTCGCTAAGTTATGTGCGTGTCCTGGATTTGAAAAAGATACTTTTTTGTATTTAGGTCCAGGAAAATTTGTTAGTGAATTTTGAGTTTTTAAGTTAAAAGGCTTACTTTGATAAAACACTGCCCAAATGGCTTCCGCGGCGAGTATCTGATCGCTCTTATATGTTTTCTTATCTATGTGTTCTAACAATACTGTTGGTTTAGGTCTTGACATAAAATATACGTATTCCTTTTAGTTAACTACGTATATATTTATCTTATTTCTCAGTAATTGTTATGTTAAATGCCGTCGTTATACGAGGTTCTGTTGTTGTTTGTTTAGGAATACTATGGTTTAAATAGGGTGGAAAAAATATCATATCGCCTTCTTGTGCGTTAGCATATACGACTTCTTTTGGCCATAGATTAGGTAGTTTTTCTACTACAGGAGTAGGTTGTGTACTTCTAATACCATCTTGTGAAGGGTTATAAAATACAGTAGGAGTGTGTATTGCAGTATCATATTTTACATAATGTACTGCACAAATTTGTATGGTGCGAGGACTTGATAGATGGTTATGTGTTTCTCCCCAGCCATCTTTACCAGTTACGTTATACCAAGCATCAATACCGATAGTCCAGTGATACTTGTCAGTATTAAATCCGTAATGACTAATAAATTTACTTATTGTAGGTTCATATTTTACAAACAGGTCATCCCAGTCTACTGCACGAGCACCTGGAAAATAATCGCTGTATACATTGCAAAAATCGCAATTAGGACCTTTAGTATTGAATTCGCTTTCTATATTTGAAACAAAGAATGATTTGATTTCGTCATGCTTATCAACCTTTACTTTATAGATATCAGTTGAAAAGAGTGTTTGTGTTTCCATTATTCTTTAAAGCCACCACCGTCCATCTCTAAATTGACGACTTCGTTTTCTTGACGAGTGGCATTATCGGCCACGAGTCTTTCTAGTTCTCCATGGAGTCTAGATTCAACTTGGCCGATTGTAAGTGCAAGTATTTCGGCTTGTTGCATATTAAGTTTAACATCTTTAGCATTAGATAATTTAGCAGACTTTACTTGCTGAATAAATTGTTCTAATGGACTTGTATTAATCGGTTCTTTTTGCATCTGCATTTGCCTTACTTAATTCTTGTCGCATTGTTAATTCATCTTTAAATGGACCTTTAGAAGTATAACCTTCAATAGTCATTAGTTTAGGACAAAAACTTCTTACCCAACCTTTATCGAATTTAATAATATAGTAACCTGCACAATATAAACTTTTACTTTTTTTACTCTTAGTAAACAAAGGAAGTTTACGTTTTACATCATACATTGCATTGTGTGGAATACAACTAGTTGGAAATCCTTGAACTTCTTTTTCTTGGGGTGCCTTAGTTGAAGTGTCTTTAACTCCCCATTCGATTTCAATATCGCTAGTAAGTTGTTTTTCGTTTTCGTAAAACTTAGTATGTGTATTACAGCAATACATATATGTCTTATCTTCTTGACGTGATAACGTACCAATACGTTCCCCGTCTTCTTCAATAATCCAGAATTTGTTTGCAACGATTGGGTTTGCTTTTAAATGTGTCATTACATTGCCTCCTTAAAAGTTTCAGAGTCTATGACTCTTACATTTATATCTGTATTGGCCGCGATAGCCGCATACAATCTTGTACGTCCATCAATTACAAAAGTTTTACCTTCTGTAGTCAGTAGCATTGGTGGTTCGCAATCTCCATTGATTACAGAGTCGATTATTTCTTCTAGATCAAACTCACGTTCTCTCATATGGCGTTTATCACGTTTTAACATAGACTTCACGAATGTATTTCTATAGTCTTCTGTACCGCTTGCTTCTTCAACTTCCTTTAGAGTATATTCATCCTCAGGTAAGTTTAGCAAGTTATTTAACCTTTTAATTTCGCTAATTTTTAGATTTTGGACAGATAGATTATCAATAATTCTACCCATCAGTTTACATACAAAGTCTCTTTTATGGTTATCCATTGGATTATCGGTACCAGTATCAAATGGTAAATTTTCTACAAATTTGATAATTTCTGGGTCACGTTGGCCGAATAATTCGTATGCATAAAAGTATCCTACTTCTTCATATATCATGCTTCATACCTTGCTTGTAAAGGTTCACTATAAGCCTGCACTTGATCTACAATTCTTTGTAAATCGTGCTTTGCACAAAATTTCATAAGTCTTAATCCAACTTGCGATACTGCTTCTACCTTAGTTGCTGTTGCAATAGTTTCTGCAATTTTAACTTTAATATCATCAGGCTGTGCAGATAAATCACAAAGTGTTACATTTCTAGTATAATCATCTAGTACACGATGCTCAACACCGTCATGATCTACCCAACGTTGTAGCATCATGTTATTCCAATTATAACCTTTACTATCTTTATCAGCATAGGCTTCTGTAAGACCTACTTTGTTCTTAGTACCTTTAACACGTACACCAGGATATGCACTAAACACATTGTCACTAGTATCGCCTCGCATACACTTTTCAAATAGTAACCATTGTGGATCAGGAGCACCTTTAGGCTGTTTAGTTTTCTTATCAATTACAGGTTGACCTTTTTTGTCAAAGTAACCTTCGTGTGTAATTGTAACATCTTGAATACCGTTATATTGTTTAACATTAGGTGCAATAAGTTGTGCAAAGTCACCGTCGGTTGAAATAATAACATGATTATCGTTAGGGTGTGATTGCACCCAACCTGCAATTAAATCATCTGCTTCAAGTTCAGGATGTTGTAAAACAGTACAGTTAGTTTTTGTAGTTACAAAATCTTTAAACTCGTCAAACATTTCCCAGAAGACTTCCTCTTCTTCTTGCTGACTTGCAGTTAGTGCCGCACGAGCATCGCTTCTATTTCTTTTGTAAGGCTCGTAATAATCTTTACGCCAACTACGTCCTTCTAAGCAGAACACAACATGACTACCATCAAACTCTTGCCAAGCCTTTTTCAAACTACTAAGAGTAATATGAAATGCCATACCTACTTTATCTGTAAGGTTACCACGAATAACGTGCCTTGCTCTAAAGAATGTATTTGCTGTATCTACTAGAATATATGTCATTGTTTTATTATACTACCCTTTTGTTTGTTTGTCAACCTGTTGTTGTGATTTACTTTGAATATCTTCTAAGATATCTTTATTAATAAATGGAACAGCATTAAAAAACTCTGCATCAAAAGATCCAGTTAGTCGTAAATCAAATGCTACACTTACTCGAACATCGTCTTTAGTATACTTTTCTACATAGTGTGGTACGCAACTTGGAAAAATTACACAACCACCTTTTTTATTTGGTAATGCAATTTTTGATTCAGGATCAAATGCAGAATGATAAACAGTTTTAGTTTCATAATCATCAAGATGTACATTACCACTCAAGTACGAATCAGGTTGAGCACCATGGGCGTGTGAATCCATACCTTCATCTTTTCGTAAGATATTTGCCCAACAAACAATTTGTAGATCTTTTAATTCTAATTGCTGTTGTTTAACATACTCGAGATATGAGTATCTTAAGAATGTTAGCAATTCACTAAAAGCCGCCTCTTCCATCTTTAAAAGATTATAACGTCCAAAGCGTGTAGTGATATGATTTTCATCTAATCCAGTACCACCGCTATTAGAATATTCTAAATTTAAAATAGTTTTTTCATTGTTTACAATCCACTCACGACATTTATCAACATGATCGAGATCAGTCCAGTTTGTTAACCAAAGTGGAATATTCCAACTTGGTGCAAACTCTGTTAGAGGGTGGTAACTTTTAATTCTAATTAATGACATTATTTGACCTCCGATTTACCGTCACCTAAATTTTTTGTATTAATAAAACCTGCTCCTCGATTAGGATCATGTCCTTCGTCTTCGAGTACATTTCTAGCAAGATCTTTAAACCACAAATCAACAATTTCTTCATTGCTCTCACCAGCATAACCAGCATCAAGCAGTTGCTCAATAAATTCATTATTCCAATCGAGTTCAAAGAATCCGTTTCGAATGTTGTCTTTATTAACTTGTGTATCAAGTACGCCAACCCAAGGTTTTTTAGCCTTAGTTGCCGCCTCCTTCTCTTTCATCATTAAGTCACGATGAGAAAGTTCTGTTGTATTAGTTTGTTTCTTTTTAAACATATTTTTAAGTTTATCCATCATAATAGTCCTTTCTCTCTTAATTCATCATCAAGAGGTTTACTTGAGTGTTTTTTCTTAAGTTCCCCATGCGTTGCCGAAGATGTCGACGTGTAGTCTTGGGGTGTAACGCCAGCCCCGCTCCATTGCCAATTCTGCGACTCGTCTAGTGTTGAGGGTGTATTCTTCCGATCTGCCCCCCAACGGCATGATATAAACTGGAACATCGATCCCAGCGTCACGATATTCTTGAACCGCTTTGGTAACTTCATCCACGTCCATGTTATCAGCAACAACAAATTTAAAATACATATTACTATTAGGTACATCAAAGTAACTACGAGCAATATCGGGATTGATAGCATCACCCCAAGACTCTCCGCTAACGGAAAGTTTCGGACTGCAACTAAAAGTGACTTCAAATCTGTCTTGAGTTTCCAAGTATTGTTTGAAATCATTGTGTAAAGTTTGTGTTGTATTTGTTTCAAATGTAACATTTTTTAAGTCTCGCATTCTTGGGTGTTCGAATAATTCCTTGTAAAATCGTTGCCAACCTAACAAAGGTTCACCACCCGTTAAGATAAAGTGTACATCTTGACCATTATTCATAGTCCACTTGCCTTCTGGAGTTAAACTAAGAATATGCTCTACTACTTCATCAACAGTTTTATCTTTCATAAACTTTTTAAATTCAGGATAGATACTTGCATATGTGTCACAACCTGTATGCACAATAGGCAACTCATGAAAAGTGTCTACCTTCTCAGTAACACCTTCATCTAAAAGTTTACGTACCTCTGGGTTATACTTAACACCAGTTTCTCTCATTGGAGTACCTCTAGGCAACCCAAAGTTCATACAACGAAAGTTACAACCAAATGTTCTTAAGAACACACTAGGGACTCCAACAAACTTGCCTTCGCCCTGTACACTATAAAATGCTTCTGAATATCTTAGTTTCATTCTTTCACCTGTACCAATGGCTCATTATAATATGCGTCGTGATAATCACCATTTTTTTGAAATTGTCGAATAGTAGTATCTTTAACAAGCATACCATCTTTAACTGTGTAGGTAGTGTATTCTACTTTGATTACACCTTCCTTGCTTCTTTCAATATGTGATTTCATAGGTCCTTCTGTTATCATCTTGGTGCAAACTCCTGTTGTAATTTAATATTATCCATAAACTCTTTTTTAGTTCCTGCATCTTCTTTAAAACTACCTTTTAGTACAGTTGTTTGAGTTAATGAACTATGCGCCATAATGCCTCTATTTTCACAACAACCATGTGTTGCTTGAATGTATACACCTAAGTGTTTTGCATTAGTAGCCTTTTCAATTTCACGTGCAATATCATTTGCAAGTTCTTCTTGTAGTGTACCACGTCTAGCACACCACTGTGCAATACGTGTATACTTAGAAAGTCCAATTACTTTTCCATTAGGAATAACGCCAATATATGCTACTCCTGTTACTGGTTGATGGTGATGCGAACAAACACTTTTAAGTTCGCTTCTTACAACAAGCATACCTGTGTAAGCATTTTCACCTTCGTTTGGAAACGCTGTTGCTGTAGGAATCTTATCATAACGTCCTTGCATTAGTTCATTGTAATACATTTTTGCAAGACGTTTAGCAGTACCATGACTGTTAGGATCGTTTTCTCTATCGATAATAAGTGCGTCTAGAACGCCTTCAAACTTTTCCGCGGCTTCGTCAATTAGTTTTTGTTTTTCACCTTCATAGATGAATTCACTAATATTGTCACCTGCCCAATAACGCTTGTTTGCGTCCTTAATTCTGCGTGTTACTTCTTCATATTTTTTCATTTACTTCTCCGAGTTATAGACGAGGATGTCTACTATGTTTTACATTATATACTTTATTTAGGTTTTTGTCAAGTATATTATGCACTTAAAAATACTTTTTGAGCATTTCAATTTGATCATCGTATTCTGCTACAATGTTCAATTCTTTTTCAATTGCTTCCAAAATGTCTGGATGTTCGCCAACTCCTGCGGCTCTTTCCAAATATACTTCGACATTCATTTTGTGTTTTGCAATATGACCTTCTGCGTGTTTAATCATAGCCGCAATCATGTTTTCTCTATTATACATTAGTTTACCTTTCCAATTTGTGTTATAAATTCCTTTGCAATAAGAGTGTGTGCTTCTTTATTGAAGTGTTCGT